CGCCCAATCAAACATGCGGAGGGAACCTGGGTTTGCCGGACCTTCGTTAGCTACTACGTTAGAAATATCACGCGAGCAGAACACCATAAGACCTAAGTCGCCGGCTTTGGGGTCCATGATGATTGCGTTGGAACCGCCCGACAATCTCGAATACAGGCAATTAAAAATTTGATCGTGAGGAACCCCAACACGGTTTCCTGTTATCTGATTAACACAAGGCTGAACTGTAACCCTTCCCACGGGGCTTAAGCCCCCGTTATTGGTACAAGAGACTACTCGCACCAGAGTTGCGGTCTGCACTTTCTGCATGAGCAGCCAAAAAACAAACGACAATGTATTGAAATCATCGTCAGTTGTTGCTACGCCTTGTTGGCCGTAAACTTCACTAGTCATGATAGCGGGGGGACCCCAAGTGAAGGCGGATACAGCAGCATATCGGAGAACCATTGACCATTGTAGGTCTGGGCCTCCAACGAGTGAGTAACCGTCCCTATAACCCAAGACCCATTAGCCAGCGGTACCGTACTGTTTTCTATTTTAATCGGACCCCCGAAACGGAATGCCGGGTTATAAATAGCTTTAGCCCATACAAAACCCCGCTGAAAGTCTAGTCTAGGGTATCCCACGAGGCCCGATGTAGGGCTCAGCGTAAATGGCTGCTGATTACGGGGCACTCCCGGTGGGCATATGGCAATGACATTGTTTTCAACAAACATCTGTATGCCGGATGCCTGTTTCACCGCGCGTAATTGATCAACAAGAGTACCAGGGAAATAGGGGTTATTGAGGATTGCGGTTACCCCATTGTCTTCTACTACGTAGCCGGCTTTTGCTGCAATGGCCCTGACGAGGTTTACAACACTTGTAGGTCCCGTGTAACTCGTGGGCGTGGCGGGGTTTAAAGATTCAAAGCCCAGAATGCGGGCGTGAACCTTCAACGGCACATTCGGAAGATGACTATAGTCTGGCCCGCTGGTAATAATCTGCCCCGCAAAAACGGCGGAGAACCCTTGACCATCCCCATTATCTGCCTCAACGAGCACCGAGTTACGTTGCATGGCTAAAGGCTGAAACGCCAAAGAGGTCAGGGCGTTCATATCCGACTGACTTAACCCATATACAGTCAGCTCAGCTTCGGGGAATGCGGGTAGGCCGCCTCCCTTGAGTATCGCTGAATCACGCAAACCGTGAACCTGTAATACGTTTGAGTTATCAGGGTACCGAAACACCGCGTTGTTGGATAACGTGAATGTGAAACGGAGGTCCTTGACGGTAAACGTAGTCATGCTAAATCCGAAGCTTCTAAATACAATAGAAGCCATCGAGTCCCAAGACCGGCGTATTGAGGCTCGTCCGATCCTTGGGTATCTACGAACATAAAATCGCCGACAAACCCTAAGTACTGACGGTTTTTTAGCAGTCGTGTTAGAATCAGACAATTCTGCGTATTGGTCACCGGTATGCCGTTATACGCAAAATCTATAGCTATATATTTCTGTTCCGTGCTCAATGACGGGTCGTTGTAGTCAAATCCGTCGTTGGTGTACACCGACATTTGACAATTCTGACCACCCGCAACAAATTGCAAGGTCTGAGAGGCTACGGCACTGAGAGGTATAACCTGCATTAGAAAGGCGCCTTTAACAAAGCCGTTGTAGCCTGCGCTGCAGTCTGAGCAGATAGGATCGAAGACGGTTGTACCGTGCCCCGGTTTATCGCAGGCAGCGCAGCGGGATTCTGGGCCTTTACAGTGTTAGCCGCCGTTGAAGAATACTGAGGGTTCTGCTGCCTGACATTACGAAAGGTTATATCTACTTCGAGAAAGTACGCCCCCTCGGAACTCCGACGTGTTAGGTCCACGCGTAGGACGTTGACATTCAGATACGTTTTCTCCGGTGTACGAAGCTGATACAAAGTAGTCAATGGAGCGATCGTATCGATAGACTTCAGAAACGCGGTGCGTTCAGATAGCGAACCACCTTTAGTCAGACGTACCATGTTCTCGAAGGGGACAATCACTTTGTTGTAACTGCCAAATCCCCCATCTTCTACTGGATAGTCCGATACCCGCCATTCCTGTCGGTCATTGAAAGCGTAGATGTTATCCGGTACAACAACTTCATTTCCATTACTGTCGAAGATCCCCCATACGGAGACTATCTGAGACGACGCCCATAAACCTCGCTGAGCTTGAGACCCCAAGGTAATAGTATTAGCCGGCTGAAACAGCGCTGACCGTACAAGTTGCGGAACCCCCGGTAAAAAAGGCACATTCGGAAACGGAGGCAGCGGAATAAAAGCAGAAGACATGTCAGCTCATCCCCGAGTCAGCTTGCGCTACAATACCCTTGCGCTTCAAGGCACCAGGAAATTCCGCCGCGATATCCGCCGCATTACGTGCATTCGGAGCATTGACATTGATCGTGTCAATATCAATTGTAGTTGTGGAAGTATTTCCCGCTCCGGAAGCCCCTACAGCTCCCGCGTTAGCTGTAGCAAATTGAGCCGCCGCAAGCGCGTTATTATTGGGGCCAAAAATAGAGCCCACGTAATTTTTGGTTTCCCGTGGTAAGGCTTTCGCCCCCGCCAGGACTTTTTTTAAGCTGCCCGGACCGGTGTTGTAGGCCGCAGCAGCTAGTTCCCACGATCCGAATTGTTTATAGAGTTGCAAGAGATACTTGCCGCCAGTATCGATATCCGCGAACGCGTCTTTTCCTGCGTTCGGAAAATATTTCGGAAGCAACTGTACGATACCCGCGGCTCCCGTACGTTTGTTACGCGCGTTGGGGTCGTAGTTAGATTCCGTACGCGCGAGCTTATCCAACACCCCCGTGGGGATGCCCAACGCCTTTTCGGTTTCGGCGATTTTCGCTCTATAGTCGGCAGTCGTTTTAGGCTTTACCGCCACCGTAGGCTGTGCTGCTGCCTTTTTCTCCGGTGCGTACTCATCCGCCATACGGTCAGCTTGCTCAACAAATTCTTTACCGTATCCTTTCGCAAAACCCCAAAGGCGGGTAAGGAGTTTGCCGAGCTTAGTATCCGCCAACAAGTTGAAAAGCTGGGATAGTCCCGACCACGCCAAACGCACAAGGTCCACTACAACCCGAATGGCGCCCCCTAACGCGGTGAATACCCCTTGCAAAAATCCGGTATTCTTCACACCCGTAAAGATCTTCTGTACCCAATCAAATACAAGTTTGATTGCGGGGGTTATATCGCCTAGCAGCCCTAGCGCTACACCCTTAATCGTTTGCCCGATAGTGCGCCATTGCTCCTGCAAATCTTCGGCTTTCTTTACGGCCTCATCAGTAACGGAGTTGTTGGCCTCCGCGGTGCGTAATATACGATCCCGCTCGTTAGCTTCCGAACGTATGAGATTGAATGTTGACGCGCTCAAACCCGCTTGTTGCGCTAGGTTAAAAGCGTCGGCACGGTTGTACTGACGTAATTTATCCCCGAGGTCCTTGTACAGATCCGTAAGCTTACGGGTGTGGCCCTGAGCATCGTAAATCGCAACCCCCATCCGCTGAAACAGCATCAGGAGGGATGAAACCTCTCCTGTAGACTTCAACGCGGTAAGGGAACCCGATAGCGCCTGAAGGTCTTTCTCCGCATCTTGAGCCGACCCGCCGGCTAACTCAACCGCGGAACTCCAGGTTCCGACCTCATGGGCCGACTCACCTAAATTTACTGAAAATCGGCCTAAATTGGCAGTGCTGGCATTGAGGCCCGCAAAATAACCGATAGCCCCTTTGACACCTTCGAATCCTAAAACCATTAACGCAGCGCTACGCGCTACTTCACCCAAGGCGTCAGTCAGGCCACTAACGTTTTTCTTGGACTCATCCGTCCACTTCTTGGTGCTTTCGCTTAAGTCAGTTTGAGTTTTACGAACCCCATTCTTGAAGCCGCGAGCATCGAGGCCGAGCGTTACTACAAGGGCGTCAATTATGGTAGAGGGCATTTGACTTTGGCTCTGTTGTAATTCTCGACAGACAAAACTTCTAACAGGTTATAAGCATCCTCGACACCCAAAACCGTTTGTAGCTCTACTAGCGTTGCAAGCCGATTCGCGACAAGAGCCCCAACAATGCGCGGGACATTGATGAAATCCAGCCTTCCTCGATTTTGCCCGCCGATTCCGGTGTAGCCGATGTCGGGAGTTCGGCGGGCAAGGAAAAACCCGTGTGAAGTATGAACAGCGCCCGGTAAATCTCCAGTCGAGTTTTAACCTCTTCAATCTGAGAGTTTACGCCGGGTAAAATCTCCTGGGGCATAAGCTTCACATTTGGTGGCACAATGCGTACGCATGCCGGCCAAAGCTCATCGAGCAACGGCTGCACCTGTACGGCATCAAGCATGCCAAGGGCTTGAATTCCCACGGCGGCGAGGCCCGCCATACCGGCACCAAGAGCTTCCTCGGGGATTGCCGCGCCCGTATTGGTAAGCGCCAAGAGCGCTCGAAGCGCCCACCGCTCCCCTTGGTCGCAAGGCATCTCCGTTAGAATAAAGGTCTTTCCCTTATCCCGTCCCTCGGTCGTAATAGTCAATCGTTCTGTTTTTCGTGCCATGATTTTTCATTGTGTCAGTGCGTTAGTTCCCGTAGGAACTAGAGGGGGATCGGAGTTATGTCTTGCCAAATGATAGTGTAGGACTGCGGTTCCAACACCTTCTTTCCATCGGGCAATGCCTTGAAATCATCCAACCAACCGACGCTGAAATTGAACGCCTTCCCGACGCTGGGCAAGGTAATGATCATTGACGCTTCAAGCGCTTCTCGGGCTGCGATGTGGGCGAGGCCCCACGCGTCGAATACAAGAATTGAAGGGCTGTCGGGTTGAAAGGTGATGCCGAAGGGCTTCGGACTCGGCGTATAGCCCGCAGACAACTTGCCGTCAACCCCCATGCGTTGCTCAGTCATCTTGAACGCTTGCTGCGAAAATGCATCGTCTGCCGCAAAGCCCGAGAGGATCTGGTCTACCGCAAACACTGACGGGATAGACAATACGATGCTTGCGTTGGCGGAGGTAATTGTTCCCATGATGTTTGTGCCTTTACTGTACGTCGATAGTCGCAAGCAACAGCGACTGTATCGAGCCGCCGTCGGTGTACCAAAATTTCATCGGGGGAGATCCGCGCAAACCGCGTACCTGGGCCGACGCCTGTAGAATCTGCAGATACCAGCCCACGGTGGATAGGATACCGTCAATCTTTACGCCGGCCGCTGCGTTGACCTGTGCAGCCTGCGAAGCCGACAAAGGGACATTCGGCTGAATCGCCCCGAAGTTGAGATACTTCGTAATGGGCGTGAGTAGCGTCGAGCGCAACAGCGTAAGACCCGCCGTGTTGTACGGTATGCTTTTAACCTGAGTTTCCAATATCGCCAATGCGAGCTGGAAATCCTGGTTCATGAGGATCTGATTGACGTACGCGTCAACCCACTTCCACGGCCCCGGCATGCTGCCCGGCTGTAGGAACTGAAAAGCCTGATTTGCCGTAGCAAAAGAGCCATAGAAGTTGTAGAAGTTACCGCCCGAACCGTACGGAGCGCCCGCAAGATTCGCCGCAGTCTGTGCGTCGGTCACATCAGGCTTAAGCCCCGCTTGGCCTTTATACGCCAGCGTAATACGCCCCCCAGTCGCGTTCGTATCGAGAGAGGCGATAGCGCCCATGACGAAAGCGGCTTTTTGGCCACTCGTCAGGTCATAGTTCGGCATGGTGCCGCTATACCCGGCCGCGTTGAGCATCGCCCCGAATGAGAGACCATTCGACGGATTCGAGGTGTCGTCGGCGGTATCCGCGTCCCACTGAACGTACAAAAACCGCTCCTGACCAGCCGGCGAAGTTTGCGAAGTCCAAAGAGCGAACGCCAGTGCAGTAGCCGTAGACACACTGAACACATGGGTGAACGAAACCCAGTTTTGGGTCGAGGCTACGACCCCGTTCATGGCGCCGGCTGGCGTCGCCGCAGCGGCGCCGATGGACTGCACCGCCCCCGTCGCCTGGGTAAGGAAGATATCGGGGGACAGCGTGCCCGAGGCAAAGCCTACAGAACTCGTAGCGCCCGTCGTGGGGGACTCGACCACGAACGCCGCACGAAGGGTATCGTACGTCACCGTTGGCAGTAAGGTGACCGTGCCCGCTTCAGGACCCGCCGCGCCCGTCGCCGCTGCGCTGATGACAACTGTGCCGGTACCGGTGCCCGCCGTGTACGTCCCGAACGACACGATCGTCGCACCCACGGGGATATCCGTACCTACCAGGACATCCCCGATGTGAAGCTGTCCTGCAGTCGTGGTATCGATCGTAACCGTTGTCGACGTATTCGTGACGGTCAGAGTGCCGGACCAGACGTTGCCGGTGGTTTGCAAACCGGTCTGGATCAATGTCGCCGCGTTGCTGAAGCTCGTTGCGCTTGAGAGATTGATGGCCGCCGAAGTGACCTGTCGCCCGTCAATCGAGACAATGACTGTGCCGGTGAGTGCCTGAAGGGCGGTAAGGGTCAGGGCCGCCAGAGAGCCACTGCGCAGATACGCCGAGACGGCATTGGCGTTGTACTGGTAAAAATAGACGGTACCGGGTAGCGCGTCTGATCCAATGAACCCGCTGAAATACACCCCCGCAAGAATAGCTTCGGGCGAACTCACCCCAAACCAGTTCTGGACGGCCAAAAGACTCGTATACCCCTGAGCCGAGCCAATTGGGATGGACGGATCGTTGGTCAGGAAAACGCCGTTGGGTGACAGCGGATTGCCCCCTGCGCCTAATACGCTGGGGTCTGATCCGATAAGCTGACTCATGGGGATGGAGGTCATGGGGGAAAAGCCTCGTCAACGTTTGTGAGAGTCACAGACAGCGTATCCGCAAATTGCATGGGAACGGTCGTAACCGGATTGTATTGTAAAAATGCCTCGACTGTCCATCTAGCCTCATACTGTTGCTCGCTGTCGTCCAGCGGCGCAAGCATGGGGTCATGGGCGTACAACGGATCACAGACGGGCTTAAGCGCGAGACAAGCGGTCTCATCTTTCCACAGACCCGCGAAGACCCGAGACCAATCGCCAGATTCGGAACCGTAAAAGTCAATCTGAATTTTTTCTTTCCAATGAGTCTCGGATTGGATTCCCGTGGGGGCGGGATTAGTCTGGTCCCAAGTATCAATATTGTAGTTCAGCCGGCTACCTGATGTGAGCTGCATTGTCACAAAGCCAGGAGAAGCCGCAGGCATAGCGGCACGATTTGGCAAACCTTGCAGAATTAGCGCAGGGTCGAGCCCCGTCAAAGTCACAAGAAACGCTTTGACCACAACGTAAATCTGCCGCTCAACAATACTAGGAACGTAACTCACTGTTGCGCTACCGGATTATTGGGGTCAAGCTGTAAGGTTACAACCAAACGCGTCCATGACAAGTTACCGTTAGCCGAAGTCCAGGGCTCATCAACAGCCGATACCAACCATGTACAAACCGGACCAGTAGGGTACTGTGGAAAAGTCAGAAGGTCCGCACCTTTCTGCACTAACCTATTGATGGCATCCGGAGCCCCAAACATATAGACCGCGCGAAATACTCCCTGCGCTTGGAGAAACGCGTATTTCTTCAGATCCGAACCGCGAATAGCCTGAATCTGTAATTTCACCGGAACCGCAGTCGCATAACTCGGCGTTTGCTTACCTGCGTCGTCAACCGTGTTGCCTGTTGAAACAAGCCATTGCCCGGCAACATCGGGGTTTACCGAATTTATCGCACCACGCACGAGACCATGTAAGTTACCGATGGTCATTTACCTACCACCTGATAACCTACCGAATGTTGCATGATACCTTGATCAATCAACCCCTTGTTAAACCCCTTGATAGCAATAGTCAACGGAGCATTATCCGCCGGCCACTCTACAATGCGGCGTACAAGCTGCCCCTGGATACCCTCACCCATACGAGCAAGAGTCAATTTCGTATCGTAGTTTGTCGCTTTAGCCACTGACGCGAGCCGCCTCCCCCACGTGGGCGAATCCTCCGCAATCATGTTCGAGAAAAACGGACGAGCGGGAGCAGTTTTCGTTCCGAAGTTATTCCAAAACGCTACGGTCGCTACCGGTAGCGGCGCCTTAGTAGACGGCTTAGGTGGCCCGACGAAAGCACGAGTTCCAGGCTTAACAGGTCCAACAGCATTAAGACGCGCCACGCCCGCGCGTAATCTCGCTGTTCTATCTTGTGCTGGGTATGTCGCACCTTCGAGAAACCCCACGCGGACTGTGCCGCCAGTGCCAAGCTTTTGGGCTACGTTAAACAGATACTTCTGTAACTTGGCTCCGCCCTTAACTTCGCTTCGGCTGAACGATGTCGTTGCCATATCTCTAGGCTACAACTATCGACTTGTCAATGACGAGCCGAAGGGTCTTGTTTTTCGCGAGCCACTTTTCCCAAAACTCAGCGGGCACAAGAGTGAGCCCAAACTTCTCCCCTTTACGAGAGGGAAGAGTTTTCGCTGAAGGGCCAGCTTTCAACACCCCTACCAGCTCAACACTCTGATAATTGTCGGAGGCAGGTTTTCCCGGAACAGGAGAGTTCAATTCCAATACGGGTCCGTGAGGAAGGGAGCAGTAGACTTTTACAAATTTGTCAGCCACTTTCACTCCTCCAGGAAACTATCTTGCCACGGAAAGCCAGGGCCGTTCGGACCACAAGAAGGCGGCCCAACATAAAACGCGGTCCGATACTGCGCGGTCTGTTGCCAGAACTTGGCGCCGTACTTCGTTTGTATAAAATACGCTTCGGATTGAGTCACTTCGTTGTTGTAGGACGCACTAACGCTCACCGAACCTTCTGCAGCGGAGTCAATGCGCCCTACAATCCCCTGTGCGGGCGTAACGTTGCCCGCTCCGTCGTTTGTACCCCGGTCTAGCAACAGATGGTGAGCGGTCAGTGTATACAACCACGCCATACGTTGATTGGCATCACATACGATTGACCCGCACGTGTTGTTCAGATCAAACGTTGCATCGTTGAATGAGTTCTGCTGCACCGTCGAAGATAACCCCGAAAACTCGGGATACAGGGCGTTGAACTCGGTTGCACTGAACTGCACTACCCCGCGTACTGGCGGGGGGCACGGCGAAGGACAGGGGACGACGGGCACGGCGGTTACTCTTCTTCTTCCCGCCGGCTAATGGCATTGTTCTCCAGCTTCATTGTCTTACTGGGGTCCAATGGCTCGAAAATGGGGGCCGATGTTGCTTTCGCATCCACTACCGCGGCTTTTAGGGTGCTCGCGTCATTCTTTGGAATGACAAACAAGTTACCGCTCGTGAGGTGCCACGAAGTGGGCTTGCCGTTTTTGTCTGAGTTGTCCTTAACCCAACGGTCCCAAAAATCTTTGGGCACCGAATTGACATAGGGCTCACGATTCGCCTGATTGGGCAATACCGCAATCGGTTTGCGCGTCTGATCACGCACGATCAAATGTTGATTCGTACCTTTGATCAGAAAAGACTGGTAGTTTTCGCTCTTGCGTACCATGGCGAACGGGGCTCCCCCATTGCCTTTCTCGCTGACGCTGAACCCGACTTCCAACCGGATGCCATTGGGAAGTCTGCAACCAACCGATACGGTTTCCATAGCTCACCTCATGTAAATTTTGCGGATGACGAAACAACAACCAATTGACCAGGGGCACCAGGGGCGCATATTTTAAATGCGGTCGCTACGGTATTCGCAACGCCCGATCCCGAGATAGCCGTCCCGTCAATCAGTGACGCGTAAACAGTATCCCCGTAATTCGCTCCGCCAGCAAATCTGAGGTAAAAGTTACCGTTGGGCATCAGCGTAGTCATAAGACCCTGACGTAACCGCCATGCTTTCGCGGTCTTATCCCAGGTCTCCCACGTCCATCGAGCTAACGGGCCTCCGAAACGCGCGGGGCCGCCGACGACATTACCGTTGGCGTTGTTTGTGGATTCAAGGGGGACGACAATCCCGAGTTCGTAGGGGCCGGCAGGGGCTGCGTTGTACACCAAGCCAGTCGAGTAGTCGCCGAAACCAAAACGGCCCTGTAACAACCCCCCAGGAGGAGCGCGCCACGAGCCCGCGCCGGACAGCGAAGACGCGAAAGGGGCGAGTGTTTCGAGGTTTTGAGCTAATACCCTCGAAGCAAACGCCCCTTCGTACACTGCGCCCGAGGCGCGCATGACTACTCTATCCGAGCATTGCGGCTACGAGCACCGGGCGGTAGAACACCACGCCCCACGTGCCGGCCGACTTCTTCTGTTCCCAGGATGACGCTTTGACGACCATCGCATGGGCGCGCATTTTTTCGGTGAACGCCGCCTCAACCGTCTTTCCGCCTTCGGGAATCTCGGCAATGAGCTGCACAAACTCGGTGCCGCCCACCACGGCGCCGCCGCCGTTGATTGCGAACTCGGGCACCGTCACGATGGTCAGATTCGGGAAATTCTTCTTGATCTGGTCATTGACGTTGTAGTTGAACTGGTTCGTCTTCGAGAAGTTCGACTCGTTGCCGGGGCTGATACCGAGGCGGAACTTGGTGTTGGTCGAAACCAGTCCGTTGCCCTGTGCGATAGCCTGTTGCACAAGACGCAGCAAGTCGCCGAAGATCGCGGTCGGATCGGTCTGCGCATACCAATTCAGCGTGGGGGCAATCGGCGCAGGGAGAAACGGGTCATTCGTGCCACCGTAATTCTGCAGACCCGCAATACCGTACAGGTAAGCGTAATTCTGATACTTCTCGATGGCCAAAGCGGACGAACGCTGTTTCCAGTTCGCCAGATCCACCTTGGCTTCAGCAGCACGCGCAATCTCGCGTTCGCCCCAGCGGGTGTTGGTCTGATAGTGGTAGCTCTGGCGCTGCGGGAAATCAATGTTGGCGTCTGACATCCCGTCGTTGCTGAAGTCACCGTAGCTCGTGACCTCGCCAGTACGCTCCGCCTGAATGAAGGCGATAGTGTCCGAAACCCACGTGCCCTTTTTGGTCTCGCCGTAAAGCTCCGCCGCCTTGGTCGGGCGTACCAGAATTTCGATAACCTCGGGCTCCACGTAAGTCGTGAACAGCGACAAGATGCCGGCGTTTGCCGTGGTCACGAGGCCGGGCTGCGCGTCAAACGCAAGCCGCTCCGGGCTGTCGTAGAACATGGGCGCGCGAGAATCGCGACCCATGAATACGATTCCGTAGCTACGTTCGAGCTTCGCGGTGTCAACTGCAATTCGTTTAACTGTCATGGTGGTCTCGTGTAAGCCTCGGGGTTAGCCGTTAGCCGCCAACCGGCGCGCTGATTTTCCACACGCCATTCGGCGCAACGGCGGCACCTTGCGGGGCGGCGTAGGTACCGCGAACTCGGAAGCCGGTAGCCTGGGCCGTACCCGCAACCGTGATGGTCTCCGGAACCGCCGCGGCACCGAAAGTCTGCGGACCCGGCGTGAACGAGTATAGACCTGTGCCGCTGAGAGTATCGGTCGTGGTAACCGGAACACCGGCCGCTGTCGCCGTAGCATTGGCGCTCATTACGTACACGCCCGCGCCGCCCGGCGTACCGCTCGTTTGAGACGAGATGGTGGTACCCGCGGGGATACCCGAGCCCGTGATTGTCGCACCCTTGCGCAACAGATCGACTCCAGCCGGAACCGACGTAATGGTCAGATTCGCGCTCGCATTGGTGGTGCTTGCGACACCTGAGAACGGAGTGGCCTGGGCGATAATTTCCGTACCAGCCGAAACCGCGGTGCCAGAGAACTTGTCGCCAATGTTGAGCGCACCCGAGGCAACCGCAGTGACCAGCATGTTGGACGAGGTCGTGGTGACCGTATCCCCAACGCCCGCACCGCCAGCATTGGCGCTCATGGTGTAGTGACCAATACCACCGGCCGTTCCATCGACCTGGGCGATAATGGTAGTGCCCGCCGGAATATTCGCACCGGTGGTCGAATCCGCAATCAGATCGCCGACACTGATGATACCGTGAGTGACCGCCGTCACGTTAATCGTGGGCGAGCCATTCACGAGCGTTGCCGTGCCGCTGAAACCGGCCGAGGCCGTAGCGGTGCCCAGCGTAGGCGCGCTGTTGGTGGTATTCGCAACCGGCGTACCCTCATTCGGGTCCGCGAATACGTAATCGCCGACAGCGGCGCCAGCCGGGAAATTCGCAAAGAAGTCGCCGCCGTTGAAGCCCGTCACCATGAATCCCTGTGGGACGACCATGGTCGCCTCTTCAAGGAACTGAGTGATCAGAGCCTGCATGTTGCGACCGAGGAAGGCAATCTGCCATCCCGCAACGAATGACTGCGAGGTCTGGCCCGCCGGACCAACCCAGAAAAAATTACCGACGATGAGACCGCCGGCCGGGGCCACAAGGGCATTGTTACCCGCAAGCACCGATGAAAACGGGTTCAGCGAGGCGAAATCCCCCGGAACTCCAGGTGCCTGATAATCGTTAATCGTTGTCTGAAAACCCATATTCGTTGGTTCCTGGAGGTAGGAAAATTACAGACGGTTGAGGTGGGGGATACGCGTCGCAATCTCAGCCGACGCACTCTGATCGAGTGCAAAGCTTGGCGGCGCGGTCTGATGCCGGTCTTTCGCAAGAGTCAGCAGCGCCCGATACGCGGACGACGGCACCCCCGCGATATCTACCCCAAGGGTTTCGAGCGCGACTTTGTACGCGTTGTCCGCGCTGTCGAAAGCGCGCACGCCCACGATGGGCTCAACTTCGCGGGCGGCGGTATGCAGCGCGTCACGAGCCGCGACCGCGTCGGAAATCATCTTGGACACCGTTGCCGAGTCCATGCCACCGGGCTCACTCTTGCCCGTCTTGGCCGGCGTGCCAGTCTCCGCCTCGGCGAGACTGTTATCATTGGTCCCCTCGGGGTCCAGATTCGCAGCGTCCTTCGCGCGCTTATCGCGGGCGCTCTTGCGGGAATCGCGGGCGCTCTTGCGGGAATCACGAGCCGATTTGCGGGCGTCGCGGGCGGCTTTACGATCCTTCGCCGCCTTGTCCTCGCCCTTGGTCTTGTCGGCTTCCTCTTCCTCTGCATCCATGGCTTCCGCCTTGGAATCGCAGGCTTCGCCCATGGCGTCCTCGGCTTCCTCGGCCTCGTCGCGAGCCCGGTCGTACGCGCCTTTGGTATCCTTGGCCTTTTTGTCTTCGGCCAAAAGGAAGGCCGTCAAGTCTTCGGGTTTCTTGTCCGTTGCCAGAAATCCACCGGCGGCGGCCAACGCGATAACTTGTGCAAGTTTCATGCTGAGGGTGCCTTATCGTTAACCATAACATCAGGTCCAGTACGACCAGTGTCTACGATACACAAATGATTTGCAACTATCTCCAGCATGCGCCCGTCGTAAGGGTTGCCATGCATGGACCCTGGAGACATTTCCGGCCGGTAGTGATACCCCGGCGAAAGCTCTTGTTGGCGTTCGGATTCGATAGCCTCGATTCCCTCGCCATCCCACACGGTGAGGTCGGCTACCAGGTAAGGGGCCATCCAACGCACGTTGGAAATCGCGCCGATAATCTTACGCTTGATGTCAGGATTCTGTGCAGATTGCGCAGTAACGCCAAGGTGCTCCAGCATCAAAGGCGCGCGCTCAAACGAGGCCGCCGAAGCTTCGAGAGCTGCGGCATCCCGGTAGAGGTAGTAAACTTTATCCGGATCAAGCCCGAGCTTTTCTGAGTTCGGAATTTCACGGCCAACGTAGGGGCAAACGTTGGCCTTGGAAATACGGCAATCCTTGACATGTAGCCAGCCGTTGATGTCTTTCGTGCGCATTGTGGGCGCGCGATCCATGGCAAGCCGAGGACGGGCGTCCCCCGCAAGTTCACCTTCGGCTTTCTTCTGATGCTCCGCCTCTTTACGCCCCGACGCCATGGCCTCTTTCAGCTCAGCTCGCGCGGCCGTAAGGTCATCTGACGCACTACGTTGCGTCGAGTATGCAATGGCAACAGCCTGCTTTTGAGGCTTGCCTGCGCTCATCTCGACTTCAACGTTATGTGAAAACGCGGCTTTGGATTTTCCGGAGCTTAGGGGCATGCCCCGAAGTATAGGGGCTCACCACAGAATAGGTCAAATGTCCAGCTTGTCGGTCACAATCTCCACTTTGTAACCGAGGGCGCGTTCCGCTACCTGACGGTGCATCTCGCAGCAAGGGCACTGGGTTGCGCAGGAGGCAATACCTTGCATAGCGCGTTCCAGTTTCTGTTCACGAGTTTGAGTGTCCGGCGCATGCGCTTCATTAAGCGCCTTGTTGATTTCATCCGCTAATCTTTTTTCTACGGTCATGTTAGCTCCGTTAGTTCCCGTAGGAACTATTCGTAGTCGTCAAACCCCGGAATTATAACGCGACTTGTACAACGGCAGTTGATGAGGGTGCCGGGTAGCACCCATTGCCCCTCATCCGGGTCAAACAGCCCCTTGTCAACTTCAAATACCTTAGCTTCGCGGCCCCATGCAACATGCACTGGCCTAGGTTTTTTTCCCGCACTGGAATGCTGCCAGATGGCGTGCTTGAGTCCTAACTCTTGACGACGCGCCGATTCAATCGTCGCTTTAGCTTTAATATTTTGATCACGAGCAATAAGAGCAGCCCTGTTAGCTTCAATACCGTAAGACACATGTAACTTCTCACTTAACGCGGCCATGTCTCCGCCAGCCCGTACGCTAGCCCACGTGTCCTGTTGAATCTTGTTATAGAGATTCTGTTGCAGGTTACGTATGAGCCCTACGTTGTCGGCTACTACGAGCTTGTAGCTTTCGAGGCTTTTCCTCGTGGGTTTGAAGGAGACTGTAAAGCCCGCCGCTTTTAGCGCTGCTTTCATTGCCACATCGGTGCTGCCCAAAGAACGTTTTGCAAACTGCTTCGATACGTCCTTTGAGAGCTTGTCGAATTTCCTTTGCCATTTGTCCCCCCATTTCTTTAGCGCCCGGTCAACTTTGGTAACATTGCTGGGCGCATCCGTAGCAATCCCCACGGGTAATGGCTTGGGGAGAGCTGCAGTCAACATCATGACCGCATCGGTAAACGCTTCGTTGAGCATGCCTTTCAACACACCCGCGTACCAGTCGGTCACCCCCGCGTTAGGGTGAATAGCGGGCAGAATCTTGCGCTTGCGGCTAGTGTTGCGGAGTTTAGGCACCTAACACCCGTTCCCGCAAATGGTCGTCAGACTCGAACGGCTCTCGTTTCAGATAACGCATGTGTGCGTAGCGGTCCAGCCAATACCCCGTAGCTACAGTCGGGTGTGGCGGTGCTACGAACACTATCGGCGTCGTCATAATCTCGCGCAACTCTTTTTCAAACAGGGTCATAGCTCGACCTCGGTATCAGCGGGTAGCTTTACCCCCATGTATTCAAGGCCGCGCGCCATATCCGCCCGAACACGTGCGACGTGTTCCTCGTTGGTCGAGGTCTGCGCATGCTCATCGAACTCTACTTCGACCTCAGAACGGTGCGCCGGTTTCGGGATCGATGTAGCGCGGTTTTGCATATTCGCAACCATCCGCACCAGTCCGCCCATAGTAAGCATTGCTCGCACGTGAGCCCTTACGGTGAGGGCCACCGGCTGCAGACCATGGCCAACCAGAGCAATAACAGTTCTGGGCTCTATGAGCAGCCTTACGAGATTTTTTCGTGCGAGCTGTGCGCGAAACTCGGGGGTCAACGATATTTCGGGATTTGCGATCGGAGTTAGTCGGTACGGCGATACGCCTTGAACCGACAGCCCCGCGTACGTCCAAGGCTTTTCGAGAAACATTACGCTTGCTTTTTCCAGGCTCACTGCTGCGATATCTGGACCTTGCACCTTTACCCCTCCGTTGCGGAAACTGCATTTTGGTCATGCGGATCTCGCGCCCGGTTACCGTGTCCGGGTTGGCACTTTCTTACCTGCCCCGTGAGCAATCCACGAGGTGCTAGGTAGCCAAGGCTCACTGCAAACGCTACGCGAAACTGACCAAGGCGTCAACTGGGTCGCGGCCAAAGCACGAATCGACGCATAATCAAGCCTCGACCTTGCGGATTCGGATCGTGGACAAGCCGGCCCATCTGATAAACGACTATGTGCTCATGGAGCTGCGTACTTACGCCTACCACAAAGTAGTAGCCTGGGGGCTCAAAATCTACCTTGCGTTCCTCCAGGACGTAACCATAGTCTCGGAAAAACTCACGCATGGCGTCCCAACCGCCACGCTGGCCGAAGTCCGGCACGGTGTCTATAGGCACATCCAGAAACGAGGCCGTTGCAGCTTGCATGCAATTGCCACGCTTGGCCCCGAACCGTGTTTGAAACGTGGGGGTCACTTAGGTGGTCCTTCCTCAGTGTCAACTTCCTCTTCCTCCCCCGGCATAGGCTCCATCTCTTGCGGGCCGGGGGCATCTCCTTCGAGGCCGTCGTAGCCGCTCTCAGGGTCCATGCGCAGACGATTCCGCACCTCGTTGGGGTCTATAACACCTTTCTCGATGTACACGGCATCCCGATCCGCATCAGCCTTACGTATCTCCGCTTTCTCTTTACCGTTGGGCTCATACAGGTTCAGCCATTCCCACAGGAGGTCTTGCTCTATCACGCCGTAGAGATGCTCTTGCACTCTATCGAGGACGAATCGCATGTGGACGTTGAAACCGTGCTCTTGCATGGAATGTACGTAATCGTTCTGCGCATTGATTTCCGGCTCAGCCGTTGCATTGAGACCGCTGGGGGTGATGCCAAAGAATTTCAACAGCGACATACGCGCGGGCGTTGCCATGTGCTCCTGGGCCTGAGCTTGCAACTTATCCAACGAACCCAAGGGCACATTCTGCATTGAGAGTTCTTCAGTGCTCTTGTTAATGGCCATGACACCGCGATTGTCCCGTGTCTGAGTAAACGCCTTAAGGCGAGTCATCAAACTCCCCTTACCGTCAACCGGTGCTTGCAACATAGTCGCAAGGTCCGTGGACAGCGTAACAATCGAGAAGATGTTGATAAGGTCGTTGACACTCTTGGCCGTACGCAACCAACGATTGACGTAAGGCATTGAGAGTTGCGTCAAGGCAATACCGCCGAAACTGTAGGCGGGCTTCAGAAGGTCGGGCACCTCACGGAAAATGAAAGTCAACAGACGACTTGAATGCGTCTTGCGGCCTAAAACAAACCACGAACTGGGCTTGTAGAAATCCGGCCGTTCAGGGTGTGTTGCGTTCCAAGAATATGGCGTCACCCAATATGGCTCGATGGTGCGAAAACCTAACAGCGACCCCTTGCTTATTTCCGTCAAAGGAAGCTGTCTGTTACGGTCGTCATCCTGGTTTTTGACGGATACGTACAAGTGAGAACGGCCAAACGATTCCGTCATATACGCAGCCCAGCGAAAGTGCTCCCTGACTTTCATATCATCCAAGCACTGGGTTATTTCCTTGATCTTCTCAGTTAGATCCTTTTTACCCGCATTCTTGAGCTTGCCCCAGCGTCGAGTCATCTCCGTAGCCAGCGATTCGCATGGCGTACGATACTCTGTTATCTGCTGTAATTCGGCGAGGTACGGGAACCCCAGGAATGCGAGTCCTGGTCCAATCGCACCGGAGCCACCGAACCCCCATGAGGAAGGGTCGGGGGATGAATCTGTTGCAAGATGCTCCTCGTAGCCTCCATCCATGGCCAAGGTGACCGTACCGTTGTGCCCGTCGCCCTTCGATGGCATCTTTGCCGGCCGTACTCCAGGGAGGTCCTCGGGCAATCGGTATTCCTGTCGGGTTCCGCCGGGCAACGGGTCGAAGCCCGTATCATCCTTGCCCACGATGGCCCGAACCCAGGATAAGCCCGTGGCCGGTTCAGGCTTTACGGGTTCAGTAACAGCAGTAGGGCGGCCCCAGAGTACACGCCATGCATTACGCACGCGTGTGAAAAAATTAACCATTCAGCAATGCTCCCGTAGCCTCAATACATTGTTTCTCTAACTGAGCAAGGATGGCGGCCCTACGCTCCGTGGGTTCCTCCTCCAGACGTTTCAACAACGTAACCGCACAACCGAGACCCGCCGCATAAAACCCGCGATAGGATGCAACGACTTCGGGAGGCATTTCCGTGGGAGGTGGGCATGCGGCTAGAAACAGCTCCCAGAATTTCTCCAAGGTGCACATATCTTCAAGTTTGCGGGCGGTCATAAAAGCTCCAATAATTCGTCTGAGAATTCCAAAGGCGGCCGGCTGTAACCAAAATTCATCATGACCGAATCCGCGTTGTTGGGGCTTGCAACCCCGTCCGGTGTCTTGTCTATCATCAGCTTGCCGTTCTTGCTCCACTTACGCGTGGGCTGAGCAAGCTCAGAAATCAGCTTATCACGGATCTGGATATCGGACGAAATCGAGATAATTCCCTCCGGATCGAACTCCTCCCCTGCGATCGCCTTATAGGTCTCCATGAACCGCATACGTAACGCCATCCAACACTGGGCTTTGAGATTCTCAAAGTAATCCAGGTTAGTGCGATCCGTACCAGGAGCAATGCTTTCGGGGTCCATGACCGTGGCCCCTCCTTGGAATTTCTCCACCTGTATCTCATGCTTGCCTCTTGCAGCCCGCTCCGCGTTTACAAGAGCAAAGTACTCATGCCAAGTACCGCCCATACCCGAAGCGTCATACTTCAGGCGTTTAGTGTTGTACCGGTCGCAGATATCAAACGCGTAGCGTATGGAAATCATGGGGTTTATGTTAGAACCCGACCATTCCTCGGCATGCAAACACTCTACGCCGTGACGGATCGTAACCGAGTTCATGTCGCTACCAAGGTCCGCAACGTCAAAGCTGGCGCAACGATCCCCCGTGGGGATAATGCCTAACTTCTGTGCCGCCCCAATAGCTGCCTGTATCCAGGCGGCTTCTATGACGCCACCGCTGATAGAGGCCAAGAAGTCGCACTCCATCTCCTGATTGCGTATGGCAACATCCATGGCTTCATAGAATTCCTTGAAATCGGGGTACTTATCACCCGGCTTCACTTCTACGTCACTGACTACGCCCTTCTTGCTGACATGTTTTATAACTTGCGTCTTACCGCTGAGGTTCACCTTGCGCGGGTCGTAGCTATAGTGGAAGTCGAATCTCCGAATCTTTCCCCCACGAGCTCGCTGGGCGAACACGTTGTCGATACCGCGTACGCTGGACATCTCTATACGGCAGCGTGTTACGTTGGACAACGCTGCGTCTACAAGCTTCGGGCGTTCTACAAGCGCAGCCTCATCAACGAAATATAACGCTGCACGGCCACCAACCCCCATGTTGTCCCCTGCCTCTCCCGTAATCGCGCCTTCTGTATCCGGTAGCTCGATACGCATGTGCGCGGTATGTTTCTTGTGATCCCACGATCCGCGGAATTCACGTGGCAGGTAGCGGAGGAACTGGCGGCCTTTGTAGAATAGACAGTTGGGGTCGCCGGATCGGTCTACTTTATCCTCCTTGGCGCTACCGAAGCCAACAGTCATGTTACGGTAGAACAAACACAACGTAACCGCATACGCCATGGCTAGCCAGGAGGCGCCACAGTCTCGGGACTTGACCAGGATGCCGTCTCCCGAACCATGTTGGCTCATCACGAGCCCTTCATCTACGAAGGCAACGAAGTCGCGTTGCTTGGGGAACAACACGAACGGCATGAGGATGGGCCGGGAGCTTCCAACATTACGGGGGTCAACCGTTACGCCCCAGTCCTGTATGAAGTCCGCCTTGTGCGTGGGGTAATACAAGCGCAGAGCTTGCAAGTACTCCGGGCCTGTCACGTGAGTAATGGGGTCAGGCTCCGGATTGCGCAGCTTGGCCAGCTTGACTATTCGAGCTTGCCAGATAGAGGTGTAATCCGGGCTAAGGTAGTCAAAAGCAGCCTTGACTTCGGTAGCATCGATTATGTCGCGTACTGCATTCATAGCTAAACTGTGACGTAGTTCTTGAAAACTGACGCTTTGGTCAGTACACTGGTCCCATTCGCAACGAGGTACGCAAGATGGAAATCCGAAAAGTCACCGCGCACACCTACAAGGCCGCCTCCATCAAAGCCTTGCGCGACATACGAGACGGCAACGCGCTTTTGGTCCGCGGAGCACATCGGGCTTGGCTGTGGAAACGCGGCCTCATCCAGCGGACCATCGATGGGAAGACCTACGAGCTGACTCAGTTCGGGCTTGAAATCCTGGCCTACGAAGACGCCAAAGAGGCGCCGAAGACATGAACTATTCCGCAGCAGCCCGAGCATTGCGCCTTGTGCTGCTGCGGGCTCAATTTGTGCGTTTAGGCGCAGCATGTCTCAGGCAAGCTCTTGATACAGACGCTGCGCCTCGTCCAACGTCATATCCTTAGCCCGCTGCGCTGCCGCCACCGTAGCCGCAGCGGCCCCCGCCGCCGCCCCTGCCGCCGCTCCACGAGCCACGCTGGCAGCATCGTCCCCAAAGTAGCCCCCGGCACGTAAGAGCCGCTCCTTGGCCTTATCGATGTCGTGAAACAGCACCTCGGTGCCAGTGGATGTTACCTTGATCCCCTTGACAATCGCCCTGGCTGGCCCTTCAAGTTTGGTTGTATCGGCGATCACTGCAACTTGATGACCCCGCCCCTCACAACGTGGGCAGAACAAGTTAGGCTCCGCGTTGGAATCGTAGCCGTAACCTCCCGCATCACTGGGCATGGGTAACGACCGTTGACCAAACTCCGCTCTGCGCACGTTCAGATCTTCTGTCTTCCCGAGCGCGCCCAAGTACTCCTCGAAGTCAATCCACTGATATCGATGCTCCTTGCCGTAGCAGTATCTGCAACACTGATGTAAGTACTGCGTAACCTGATCCGCGTGTTTGTACCCCTCAACGATGGCTCTGTCATGCTCCAGGATAGCCGCGTAGTCAATGACTGTTGCTGCCGCAGCGGTGGATTCATACTCACGAATACGCGCACGTATGTGAGGTTTGTTAGTCAATCCCCACGCCTGGGCACGCGCTATGTGCCGCGGCCCCTCGTACTGCGCAGCTTCGATATACGCACGTGTTGCATTACCGTAAAGCGTAAACAAGCGTGCGAACGTTTCCTCTTGTTCAGTAAGAGGCTTTTGCAACTCCTGCAACGTAGGATTGCCCCGCGGAATACTTGCGGTAGTTCCCACGGGAATTAACGGTGTATCGCCCGGCTGGGGCACACGCGGTATTTTTTTCCTCGGTCTCGACATCGGTAAGTCCTCGCTAACAGTAAGTCTGCACTTACGGTTGCTAATAAAGTTCTAATACACAATATCTTAAAAGCGTGATGGGGGTCAACGACGCTTAAGCTCGCCCACGACACCGCAAGCTGCGTGCAACTTGGAACTTGCAAGCTGCAAATGGGTAGGGGGTGCTCTCCCCCTCTTTTAACACTATTAAATGCGAAATTAGTATATAAGGGTTGTTAAGATGATCGGGGTGGGGCATACTTAATATACATTTAATAGGGTAAGGAGGGGGAGACCCCATGCGGCATACTTTGAAAACGGTAGAAGGCGAGCCCGTAGTTATCTCAAGGCGGCAAGCTGCGGATACCGGCTACATTATGTTCTATACAGGCAAGCCTTGTAAGCACGGTCATTTGGCCCCTCGCTACGTTACAACCGGTGGCTGCTCAGCGTGTCTTAAAAGCCTGTACCGGCCCAGGATCAATCCTTGGACGAGCCGGCTTATGCCGTTCTCAAATAGCCATCTCTGGACGGCGGCTCACTTTTCCAAGGCGCAACGTGTAGCGCTACGTGTCTATCTGCAGCACTGTATCTTCGAATTCATACGCAAGAATATGGGCGAGATGGATTTTAACGCCAGGGTGGAGCTTGAAGCCGCAATGCAAGAGATAGAAGAAATTGGAAGATGGGCTTCGGCTGAAGATTCCCGCAACACAGACTGAGGTGCAACATGACATTTCTGAAACCGGATACTCTCTTTCCCAGGAAAATTCCTAGCGGTCCCTGGCAGGACATGGGCTACGAAATCTGCCGTTGCAGTACTGTAGATCCGTCAATGTGGCACATACTCAATTGGAAGGCCCATAAACCCCATCCCACGTTGGAGCGTGCCCAGGCGTACTGTGACAGAATCAATGCTGCGAATGGCGCATGCATCGTTCTCAACGTACGGGCTGCGGTGTTGAAAGAGCTGATCGAGTGTGAACGCGGCTCATACGAAGACGAGCTGCTCATTCGATCGCGAAACCGGCCTAAGGAATCCCACGTGCATGTGGTCGCCCAGCGTTCCTCTTCGCGTCTCATTATCCGTACGCGTGAGGAAGCGGAGGATGCCTACTACGCGGTCTGCTCCGGCACTTTCCAATCGGTCAGCCGGGCGTGCTGGAACGCCGCCAACCGCATATCGGATGCGCTGAGGCCCTACGCTCTGCCTGAAACCGTGCGGTATTGGCCAAGACCGTATCTCAAGCCTGAAACTGTGAAGTAGTTCTGGAAAACTGACCAAGGCGTCAGTATACTGGCTTCACTGTCTAAGGAGATCCACATGGGCAAGTCCAAGTTTACCGCGAACTTCTCGACCGGCCTCTGCCAGGAACGCACCAGTGACGCCCAGTACACCCACGCGTGGCTGGTGCGTGCTGAGGCTAGCCGGAATCGCTCCACCTGCCATAAAGGTTCAATCATGTGGAAGACCGGTTTCGCTACCAGCGAGGCCCGCGCTGAGAGAGCTGCCAACAGCTTCATAGCTCGCTGCAAAAGCCTGGGGCATGACATTTTGGTTACCAGGGAAGTCGTTATGGCGGTGAATCAGACGGCCAACGAAGACCTCATGCGGGCCGCTGCCGAAGCGAAGCGTGCCAACGATGCAAACATGGAAAGCGAAGACCTTTGGCCGCTCTACGAGGTCTTTGATCGCGCAACCGACCAGACGGTTAGAACTTTCCGCTCCCGTACTGCGAAAGCTGCGGAGTTTCATGTTTACAATAACCTGAAACTCGATCGCAAACAGTACGGGCTGCGTATCCCCGGTGCGCTCGATGTACCGGGATTGTGAAGTAGTTCTGGAAATCTGACCAAAGCGTCAGTATACTTCCTCTCCATGAACTGCGACCCCTACAACCAAACGCCAGGCCGCCCTGACCCGTGGGCTGGCGTACCCGTCAAGACCGATAGGAGATTGCCCAAATGAACATTCGTACCGCTGTGGTGTTTGCCGTCCGTGCCGCGTTCCGGAATACGACCGTCTCCGGATTCAGATTCGCGCACCGCGTGGATATCATGCGCACAAGCTCGAAGTGGAGCCTGTTGCCGTGAGACGTTTCGGGAACTCCCTTGTTCCGGTAGGGCGCGAAATACCGCGCGAGCCCATCGAGGGGGAAATGATCACTTCAGACCCGTTGCGTGAGTTCGAGGTGGCCATGCCTGAACTGGAGAGACTGGTAAAATGCTCTCTAGGACGTAGGATGTATATCTGGGCCGGCTGGTTCGCCCGTAGTATCAATCAGGAAGGTGCACCCGCCGGCACCACACGCGGGTTAGAAATCAAGGGCAACGTGGAGGTATCCAAAAAAGTAGCGTTGAAGTTCCTGGCTACGGCGTACCCCAAACAGGTCCGAACCATGGTGTACGCTAGAATAGTATTCAACAATCACTGTCTGTTTATTGGAGGTTAGCGCACGTGAAAACGTTAAATCTGGTGATGATTGGTTCCCACGGGGCCGAACTTGACCGTGTGGAGTTTCGAGCCAAGAACCCCGAAGACTGCGCCCGTGAAGTCTTGGCTGTCATGCATGCGGAAAAATGGGTTCTCTCCGTAGGTGACCGGATTGAGATACAGGAGGTAAAAGCCAATGGATGACTTCTACCGGGAGCCGCCCCGATCCCGGCCCATTCGGTATTCGTTGAGTCAGCTTCGCTTGTTCCGCACCGTGGGTGGCATCACATACGTCTACCGTCTCGTGGATTCCATTACAGTTGTTCAAGGGGGTGGTCCTAAAACGATCCCTGTACAGGTAGAACCCAACCGATGGTCGTTTCCTAACGTGCATGGGAGTGTTACGCTAGGGGAGCCCGGAGTCTCAGTAATCAAGTAGCATTGAATGGTGCGGGCTCATCCCACGAGTGCCGCACCCTTGAACGCTACACAAGGTGATGTATGAAACGATTTCGTCATGGATACGCGGACCCAGAGATTCAGAAACGATTGACTCCGAAGTCTGCGTTTCTGCGTAAGCTGGAGCGCACACAACGAGTGCGGGCTTATGTCGAAGCCGCGCTCATCAGCGAAGTGTACGAGGCGCCACCCCCAAAAGCCCCCCGGTTGACGTTGGTGCGCAAATGAGCCCGGAGGAAATCCAAGCCGCTATAGTGCGGGGTAACAAAGATCCTACGCTTCTAGCGGTATTGACCTTTGTGACCGAGATGTGCGCCATCACCGTAGGAGAAACAAACGGTTTCTGGACAGCCGGTGTTTGTGACGACAAGCGCAACGAGTCATGGGCTAAATTCGTTGTAGCCATGGAAAAGGCTGCGGTTCCACAGGAGGGTTGAGTATGTTGCACAAGATGCTCATCGCGTATGGTAGCCTACTTTTAGGGTTTGGCACAGGTCAACACAACACCGGCAAGAAAATTCCGTTTTTCCCTTGGGCACTGATTGCGATGTTGGCCGTTATTTTAGGCTATGTGGAAGGCTGACTATGAAACTGTTTCTCACAATTATTCTTGCTGCGGTTATTGGCGCGTCTCTTAGTTCGTTCGTACGTCTTGCCCGCTGGCCGTTTCGTATAGCGTTTTGGGGAATGGTTATTTTGTTGTGGTATTCCCTCCAAGGCTGTGCGATGCTGCCCATACCGTTTCAGCCCCAAAACGAACAATACAACAGCAACATGGCTGAGGGTGCTTGGCTGGTATTGGACGCGGTGGACACGATGCAGACCATGCACATCGCCAGGGATCGCAGCCCCACAGTCTATCACTCTTGCGACCGTGAAACAGACCCGGTAGCCGTGAGAATCTACGGCGGAGAATACCCCAGTGCCCGACGCGTACTGCTGACTAACATAGCTCTGGCTACCGTACACACCATGGTCACCTCATGGCTGGACGATGAAGTAGCGAGGCACCGCGGAGGCGGTTGGTACACTGCCCGAATCGTTTGGCACGCTGCATCTCTGACTTTCTCAGGAATTGCGGTCTACAATAACAGGCAACATGGGTGCGCACTATGAGTAAATTCAAACCAGGGGATAAAGTTACCATTACCAGCGTCCCCCATGCCGCGGCAGGGTGGGGCGTATCTTCCGGGATGCAGGCGGAAATCATTCCTATCAAACACACGGAATCTGCGGCGTACGCCGAAAACGTGGGGCTAGTAATGATACGACTCACTGATAAACGCCTCCCTTCCACCTCCTGCGTAGAATTTTGGTGGAGTGAACAGAATCTGAAGCTGACATCAGACAGCAAACGCTACGCGATAGCCAAGTTCGCGGGACATCACTACATACGTGATACGAGTGACGACAGAATATTTGGATTTGGTCACGGGCTCGACTTCTCATTCGTGCCGGATCAAGAACATCGTAGTACCTATGAGGAAGTTGACGCCATACACCTGATAGAATGGCTCAACGAACGTACGGCGGGTTACCCCTCCGGACCCCCGTTACTTGTACTCCCGTCTTGAGTGTTGCCAAATACTACAACCCCTCGCTTCGGCCCTGGCTGATTCAAGGGGTTGAACCTGACTGGCTTCGCGTTCACAAACGACGCACCTATATACGTCAGGCGATCCTGGCTACCCCCTCGTGGGTTAGCCGTAATCACCTCAAACGTCTCCATGAGTACGCCCGATTCCTAACGCTTGCGACAGGCGTTGAACACGTCGTAGACCATATCATCCCCCTGAACCACCCTGACGTGTGCGGGCTTACCGTCCCGTGGAACCTCCGTGTTATCACCCGTGCGCAGAACGCCAGCAAATCGGGTAAATGGAACCCGTATCAATTAGAGCTGTCTTTGTAAAATGGAACTGACCAAAGCGTCAGTTTTTTCAGCATGAGCTGTTGCTTGGCCGTAGTTAGGTATCAGTTTTAGCGGTTTTTCAAGTTGGCACGCGTGTTGCAATATCCTGGATACTGACACTTACGTCAGTACAACATGGGAGATTGCAAACATGACTACAATTACCGCTAAACTGACCAAGGGGCACTGGGTCGCGACCGAGGACGACGTTGAGACGCTAGCCCACGAGCGCTATGCCAACGCCGTAACCGTCGCCAGCATTGACGGAACCTACCTGCGGGTGATACTCGTAGCGGTTCAGGCGCAACTCGGACGGCCTCGCCGAGGTCCTAAACCGGACATGGAAGCTCAGCTTTCTGTGCTGTCTGCGGTTCACAGTACGTTTTATGCCGCCGTGTTGCGCGGGGTAACTACCGAGGATGTCGCCCACGATTCCTCATTGGACTCAACGGAGCAACGGCGGCGCAGCCTGGAACGCAACAGCCGATCGGCATTTGCCAGAACATCGATGAGCACGCTGGCAGCGTTCGTGAAGGGCGGAGGGGATTTGCGCACTCTCGATCCCGCCACTACCACGAAGACCGGACTGCGGGCGGCTATCGCGCCTCCAGAGCCCGCTGATCGAGTGGAGCGACAGATACAGCGCGCGACAGGCTCTCTGCTGCGCGCCATCGGGCGTAAAGCCAAGACCGACCCCCAGGCGGCGCAGGAGGATATCGAGGCCATCATGGATGAGCTGCAGAAAGTCCTCGACAGTCTTGCCAATGGGGAGGAAGAAGAGGAACCCGCCGCCAGCTCCAGGCCCCCGCCCGAACGCGTGGTGCAGCGTACCCGCGTGGGAATCCCGCAACTGCATAGGGGGACCTAGCCATGCCAGACCCGACACCTCCCAAGCCTCCGACTCCGCCGTTGTTTACGATAACGGAGCCCGATAGGCTAAGCACGGAACAGAGAGGCTGTCTGTTACGCGCAGCTCGCGCCAGTCTGCTGATACTGGAAAATGAGCTGGAGCGTTTCCGGAATCTGGATTCCCGGTACATCCAGGCGGCGTTGGACTCGACGCAGGCTGAGATTGATTGTCTGGAAGCCGGTATGGCATGGATCTGGAGACAGCCGGTCGCGTAGTAAAACTGTGACCTCAGTCATGGATGACTGAGGTCACTTCATCTAAAGTAGCACCCATGGACACAAGCACACACCAAGAGCGCGCAGCCCGTCTCGCAGAATGGCTGGAGAAATTCACCGCTTGCCCCGGCGGCGTTGTAGGTCGGGTCGATACCCGAGGGTATGTCTTACCGGCGGACTGGATCTTCAAGAAACAAGCCTCTTGACGCAGTCGTCAGTTCGGGTAGATACTCCAGGGGCATGTACGTAATAGCCCATATCGTCATTGTCCTTTGCGTGTCGGTGCTGGTCTCGATGTGCGTTGCCCCATTCATCGGATTCAATCAGCTTCCGAAGGAAGGCGACGAGTAAAGCCCTCCCGGCGGCCTCAGAATTCTGGCTCTCGTGAAGTGTCAACCCCCGACTGCACGAAGGTTACTCTGAGGCCGCCGGGAGGGCTTCGCGTGCTCGCATTTTCGAATGCATCTCCCGTGCAACTCGGGGGTTTATCCGCCGTACGTGGCGCCACGCTTGCGCGCGTAACCGTCTCGCGTCTTCCGGCCGTAACAAGTCGTTGAGCCCGGCGTTCGCGGTCTTCTCGTATATCTTGGCTCTCATTTCTTTTGCGCCTCCAGGAAACCGTCTCTAACCTGCCCGTGGGTCAGATACCCTACGGCCCAAGGGTGGTTTTTCAAAACGTACAGACGGGGCCGCGTGCCGTCCTGCAAGGGGATGTCAAGCATTCCATCGGTACCTAAACTCGGGTGGGGAATGTACCCCAACGACATTACAAGCCCCTTGCGCGCATTCCTTGGGATAGTCTTTTCCTTCCCCACACGGGCCAGGAGAAAATCCACCGATTGAGATGATATCCAACCGTTGCGGAATCCCTCGTGCTGTTGCTTTATGGCTTCCATAAGCTCTTGCTCGATCCCGCCAAGACTCGCTGTCGCAGCAAATTCGGTGCTTGAGGTAATGGGAGCTTCGATACATCCTACCGCTGGATTCAGCTCGTCAGGTATAGCGTAGTCCATGAGGTAGTTGTATACGATTGCGGCGCCGTCCTGTTTCCACAGCCAGTCGTTAAGCCAGATAAAATAGGGCTTGGTCAGACCGTCCCGTATTTTGTCAGCCTTGGATTGTTGGGCGCAGAAAAACGCAGCATAGCGACGCTCGTCAAGGTCAATGCGTACGCCGTTCTGATGATTGGAGAATAACAGCCCGTTGAAAATAACATCTTTCATACTCTTAGGGCCGTACATAGGGCGTATCTCAAGACGTTCCGCAGTGACGAGCTGCTTTAGAATCTCTTCGAACTCCCTCCTATCATCGTTATACATCTCGTCTATAATCAACAACAGTTTTCCAATCAAATGCTCGTTGAATTTCTCGCCTAACTGATCCGCTTTCGCCCAGTGGGTGTAGCGATAGGATAGACAATACTCCATCACCTTACCGATAGTCGTTTTGCCGTTGCCTTTGGTGCCCTGGACAAACGGCCACCATGTGAACTTGCGCCCGATATGCTGGCAACACGCTGCGAGATAACACGTCAGGATTTGAGCATCGCTTCCTGAGGGTAACATCCTTTGCAGTAAATCCACGAATGGCGTGGGATCGCCTGCAACTCGCCGCACGTTCATATCCCGGTAGATGTTGATTTCCCGTCTGCCTTCGCGCACTCGAATATGATTCGTGGGCTCTCCCGGCTTGAAATATTGAGTCTCAACACGCGGGAAGCGGGTTATTTCTGACAGTACGTAGGCGTCCCACGCGCTCTTCGTGGCTTTGCCTTGCATGTCTATCGCGTATTGAGGTCCGCCGAATGTTGCGTCGAACCGTTCCTTAGTCGTGGTAGTTCCGTCGGGTAACTGTATGGCGTGGATATCCTGCACATAACAGTGCCCTTCGAAAATCTGCTTCATCATAAACGTATTGACCAACACACCTACGGGCGGTAGCTCACCCGGTTTTAACGTACCGTCAGTAGGCTCAGGTAGCCCGAGTTCAACAGTAATCGTGCCCGTTGGTGGCGGCGGAATTGTAGGCGGAGGAGGAATCGAAGGCGGAGCGGGGATTGAATACCCCTCGGGTGAGTTTGCAGACTCGGCCGCTGCAACGGCACTATCCACGAGGGGTGTTTTCTCAGCATACCATTCGTGCTGAGTTCCGCAAGAATCCAGGATGGTGCGCTTGAGATAGTCTGGCCGGTCCCATTTGTCACGGACGAGCCCGGACTTCCGCATGAGGCCCAGCATCCGTTCGCAGTCATTGCCCGTCCAGAATGCCAGATGATTCGCCAGGGCTTGGTCCGCGGCACTACGATCCCACGGGGATGCGTTGCTCTGAGGTGGGAAGACTCGGGACAGCACCTCGGGAACCGCGCGCCAAAGGTCGCCAAACGCAGCGCCGCCGCCAAAGACCGCCCTCGGGCTCACAGACCGGATTGCCTTAGCGATTAATTGCTCATCGTCGGTAGGGCCGTGCCATGCAGCCACAGGGGCCGTCGTCCATTCGACGCCATGGTCAGGCTCAGGATGCTCAGGAAAAAATTCCGCGGCAAAGGCGCCGATGAACTTCGTGCAATCCGCGAGACACTCCCCCCGACCGTCCACGCCGCATGCGATGAATCGAGCCTGGGTATAGAGTTCCGCTCGATATGACTTATTACGGGTACTGTGTATAAGCGCGCCCTTATACGTTCCGAAAATATGTAAACCTCGACCCCCGATGGATGTCTCGGCATACGCGGAGGGGAATCGGCCGAGAAAGTTCACCACGTGGGGTTGCCATCCCCCGTTGGCCTCACGGCAGGAGTCGAGGTCCAGGCAGAATAACCGGCGGTCTTCGATTACTGGCTCGCTGCACAGAATAAATCCTGGTCCGTAATTTGGCCCCCACTGCTGTGCCCATAGGGTCGCTTCCGGGCCGGTCATCCAGGTCGAGGAATCCTGAGCGTTGGAGTTCTCGCCAGTGGCCGGATTCGTGGGGATCTTGTCCAGTTTACCGTCTGGCCGAGTCTCCAGACGATAGAGAATAAAACGCCGTAGATGGCCAAGCTGGTCAACCAAATTCATCTAGGTTAGACTCGGGTACGTCAGTGCGTGTCGAACTTAGGCCCGCCGTTGCTGTGCGGCTCGTCGGGCCTCTTTTTACTTTCCGGCAATGTGCGCAGCCACGCGTTCTTTCAGCGCAGCGGTGAGCCTCCCCTTCAAACGCGGATGTCGTTCGGCGCGAGCCTGCGCCAGAACTTCAATCACTTCATGCTCTACTGCGTAGTCAACGACGGCATCGCGTAACAGGTCCATGGTCTCGTAGTGATAATTGACGGTACCCACGGCGCAGGCTGAAGCTGTAGCAACAGTCTGGCGTGTGAGACTTCGAAGCCCATAATTGCGGGCGATGGTCACTGCTGCGTTCAAAATTGTGTCTTTCAGAATCATGGTCATTTACCTTACTGCGGACTGACGATTAGGTCAACGTCTCAAGAATACCCGTACGGTTGGTGATGATTGCCCGGCCCCCGGCATCATTGACAAACGTTGCCCATTTGAGTTGAGCTACCTCTTCAAGTGTGCCGCTCCATTTCCAATTGGCGCGTTTGGCCTCAACCGACAGAAAGCGTCCGACCTTATATCCGGGTAGACCTTGGTTGATGGCGTCGAGCACCATGTCCACAGTAACAAACACCGTTTCGAGTCCGATGAGGTCAGCGGATTTGACGGTATCCCCCACCTTCTTTGAATCGTTGGCAAGACCCCAACGGATGAAGCGGCTCTCCCCTTCAATTTTGCCTGCACCGCGATTGTTTCGGAAGAGATATTTGCCCAGTCGAGCCGCTTCCAATCGGAGTTCGCGTTGTACAGTTTCTTCCGGGGCTTGATTCTCCTCCGGAGGCCCCAGGTATACGCAGGAGTCTGCAAGCTCTTTCAACGCCTGCGGGGGTATGTTCCACTTCACGAGCCACTCAAAGAAGGTCATGGTACTTGCCCCAACAGAATCAACATGTCAACAGTATTACTCAATCCGTAAGCATACCATGGGTACTGATCCCACGGGTTACGAGCGTTGAGTAACAATATATAGACACGCCACGTTGAGTCGATTTTGCATTGGAGTGGCGTCACCGTACTGACCTCTTGTATTGTTGCATTTTCCAGATACGCATGTTGCTTGCAACATCCATGGCCTCCGCATATTTGGCATGCTGTTCGGGGGTCATGGCGCCCCAGCCACCCTTGGACACGATGTAATCCCTGGCCCATGCGGCAACTGCAGCCGGGGCGTTTTCATCGTTGGCACGCAGCACGAACAACGGTTCCGTCTCATCCGCTTTGTTGAGACAGGAGTCAGGGTCTTTCAATTCATCGCGTTTCAACATGTCAGTCTCCTAAAAAGGGATATCGTTTTCGTCGCTATACTTTTTCATTTCAACGGCGTGTTTCATCAGTTCGGTAGGCGTCAATCGTCCGCCCTTGTCCGCAGACAGGGCCGCGAATAGCAGCATAAACCGCCAGTCGTCCGCGCGTAGCACAAACACAGGTTCGGCATTAGGCGCGGCGTTCCACGCGCTGTAGGGGTTGAGCACCTGTTCAACTTTGGTACTCATTTTTTAACCTGTTTAGGCCAGCTATTCAAACCGAAACCCAACACCCAAGGTGCCCAACTTAGGGGCATAGGGATAGCTGGAGAATCGAACCACAAAAGAGCGAGTTTACGCAAAGGGTATAGGGGGTCTATCCACCGTAGTTTCATGCTGCCTGCGCCTCTACAACATTATTCGATGTCAAATCCGCCTGCACTCTAGCCATTAATGCGTCAGCTTCGGAAGCCCCAAGAGCGCAAGCTGACATCACATCAATCCCGAAGGTAAGGTAAAACCGTTTCTGACCTTCACGCAAGGTCTCTCCCAGATATAACCTCCAACCGCCCCATAGATTCATCACGCGACGTAACTCAGCTTGGTGCCGCTGTCGATTGTAGTGGTTTTTGAGAATAGCTCCCCCGACAGCCCCCTCAAATACCTGAGGTGGGGGTCCATCAAGTTTAGCAACATCCTGTCGCATGGCGTCCAGAACAGCGGGATCTAATAAGGTAAGGTCTCCGTCTACCTGCTCCATGGACATGCGACTTACAACTGGGGGAACGTAATGGCAGTAAGGACACTCCGTGCGAAACCTTTCGTATGCTTTTAAACATAGGGGGTCCGGGTTGGTGCACGTCTTGAGCGAATCCCCTCGGTACACGCTGGCTTTACGCGGTAAATCTGCCAGTTCATAGTTTTGTCGGGAACAGGGGCGACCATGTCGTTGGGACATGTAGCTTGTATTACCCACATGATCTATGACGATCGCTTTGGGTTTTTTGGAAACACCGATAAAATGCATGCGCTGTGCATCGGTCAATGTATTCCAGACTTCCCATACCGGTGCGCCATTGAATGCGACATCCTCAAGCATGGGGCGGAGTGCGCGACCAATCTGCTGTGCGTAGACTTGGAACGACGCAGTACGCCTCGCAAGAGACACCACTTCAATTGCGGGTACATCGACTCCCTCGCCAAGGCAATCGACGGAGACAAGTTGTAACAGAACACGAGCCTTAAATTGACGCATGAATTGGGATCTAACAGAAATCGGAGTCTTGGCCGTAATGATTTCAGCCGGCACACCCGCTGCGTTGTACGCCGCTGCGATTTTTTTGGCTTCTTCAATATCGACCGCAAAGGTAACTCCTAACTTGCCATTCGCAAGACGCAGATATTCTTTTACGACATCACCTACGAGGTGCCGTGATTCGTGAGTGGCCGCACGAAGTTGAGGCTGTATGTATTCGCCCGTAGTAGGGCTTATCGGAACATCAGAGAAATCGACATCTGACTCGGGACAGTAGATATCGTAGTCAGTCAAAAAGCCCCTAGAAATAAGCTCACGAGCGCTAGGACCAAGAATAAGCTTATCAACAAGACCGCTAGCGGTACGACCAAGGCCACGACCGTCAGCCCGCAGAAAATGAGCAGACAGAAACAAACCGCGCGAATTAGGAAAGAGAGCAAACGCCTTACCCCACTTATTATCCCGCAAAACATGGTGTCCCTCGTCTATGATAGTAAGCCCCACTTGGTTGAACCAACGATCCTTGTCCGACTCTCGTAGGGAATCAACTCCTGCCACACGGACAGGAGAGTTATGACGGTACCGGGAATACCCGTGGGTTTCGTGATGCAGACGAATTATCTGCTGGCGTATGGGCTTGGGGGCTATCAGATCGTGAGACACATTTTCCCGGTTCAGTGCCAACGAAACCTGGGATACGAGTTCCTGCCTATGCGCAATGGCACACGTTGGCCTATCCATCTTGACGATAGTGTCCCCCATAAGGACAGTTTTGCCACCCCCCGTAGGTAGATTAACCCCAACGTTGAATATATTGGGTTCTTGCCATGCGGCGAAAATCCCGTTCTGCGCCTCAGCCTGGAAATCCCGTAGCATTACTCGCCCCGCTTCGAATGATGTGAACCTTGACAGAAACTGACGCGACGGTCAATATGGCCCCCTCATCAGCACAACCGGAGTACACAATGCATCTTAGTATTGACAACGAAGATATCGTAACTGAGGACCCTAAGCGGATTCAGATGGTCCGCGCCGCAGCTTACTTTCTCCTGCATGCTATCGGCGACATGGGGGAGGAGACCACAGTTCCCGAAGGAACTAACGCCTCCGTGAAAATGACCGTAGTAGATGAAGCCTCGACACTGGCCAAAGGCGCAACTATCGCCGAACTTTTCCCCAATGCCAAGAACCTTGCACCTGTTCCTTCCCCGCCGCCCGTTGCTTCGGCTGTGGCGAATACTTCTCCGATACCGCCCGTCCCCACGGCATCGGCGCCTGTGTCTAGCGTGCCGCCCCCGCCTCCGCCGGCCGCGCCGACCAACGACAGCGACGATGATGACAGTCCGAGTAACGTCGTAAATTTTCCAACAGCGGGAACCGTGCCGCCCCCGCCCGCTGCGAATACTGCGGCGCAGTCGACTCAACCCCCGGCGCCTGTTCAAACTGCGGTGGCTGCACCTCATGTTGTCTCTGCTGCCACAGCCCCGACGGGAGCCATTGAACTTGATTCGGCAGGAATGCCGTGGGACGCGCGCATTCATCAGAAAGGAAAGAACAAAAAGAAGGATCTAACATGGAAACTCATCAAGGGAATCGAGGAGAAGTCTCCTGGACTCGTTCAGGCTGTAACGGCCGAACTTGCTGCAGCTCGTAAGGCGGGAGCGGCGCCGTCCGTGGCATCGCCGGTGCCCCTTCCCCCAGTCGCACCCAGTGACAACCGACTCCCCCTGGACAACGGAAGCGCAATCCCCCTCGTTGTCAATTCGGTGCCTGTGCCCCCGGTCGCGAATGGAGCCGCCGCTCCCGCGGTGCCTTCACCGCCAGTTGCCGCACCTGTGCCCGTTCCGCCTCCACCCGCCGCTGGGGCTGTGGGCACAAGCCCATACCGTGCGCTCATAGACAAAATTACCGAATACATTCGGCAACAGAAACTGGCGCCGTCCAAGGTCTCAGAACTCTGCCAGCTTAACGGGGCTCCGTCACTGATGGCGCTGAACAACATGTCTCACCTCATTGCGGCGGTCGAACAGTCTGTGGAGGCTGCAGCGTTAGGGGTGCTGTAGTGGATGGCGGATACTGGAAAAGCCCCGGTATCCAAATTTTCGAGCGCCCCGGCGGGTATATTGTTCTAACCAGTTGGGGCGCTCGTTGGTACTATGATAATGAGGTAGAGCATGTCGCATGCACGAGTGATGCCCAGCAAGTTGAATCTGACAGTTGCTTGCCCAGGTAGTCTGCAATTACAGGAGCAAGTTGTTCCTATGTCCCCAACCCACGAGCAGGCAGAGGGTACCGTAGGGCACCTCGTGGCGCTGAAACACGCTCAAGGATTCGGAGACCAGTGGCCCGTGGGGCGTAAGGTAACTGTGGACGGGTATCCTGAGCCCATCGAGATTGATGAAGACATGGTAGAGGGGGCGGCCATCTACCGGGATGAAGCCCAGCCCGGCGGCCGATACGAGGAGCCAATTAGTATTCCGGATATCCCCCAGTGCTTTGGGACACCCGATTACTGGCGGGTCATCATGGAAGTGTATTTGCGGTTGCTGAAAGCGATCGATTATAAATTCGGCCACCGATTTGTTGAGGTGTTCGAGCACTACCAGCTCGTAGCCTACGTGGCCGGCATTGCTCGATTACTCAACTTGCCTTTGGATTTTCCGGTCAAGCTGGTTATCGTACAACCCCGTAACTACTCCCATGGGGCTGTTAGAGAATGGGAGACTACGGTAGAAACTATCTACCGTATCTGCGCGGAACGCATTGCCCCTAGGGTTGAGTTAGCTTTAGGCCCGAATCCGCCAACTTTTGTAGGTCCGCATTGCATGGACTGTCAAGCCCGACATGCATGTAAAACTCTTCAGACTGCGGATGCTCACATAGTTGATTTTGCTGGCAGGGCCGAAGTCCACGAAATGCCGCGGGAGGCCGTGGGCGCGGAGCTTCGTATTCTGAAAGATGCACTGAAGATTCTCGAAGCTCGCTACACCGGCCTATATGAGCAAGCCTCAAACCTTGCGCGCGGAGGGTTCCCAATTGCACATTGGGGGTTGCGACCCGGACAAGGACGTTGGAAATGGAAAGACGATGTTACCCCCGAACAAGTTGCAGCCGTGGGCGACCTGTTCGGAATCAACTTGCGTAAACCCGAAGCCGTTAAAACACCAACACAATGCAAGCAAGCGGGCGTTGACGAGGGTGTTCTCAACGAATATGCTCACAGACCTCCCGGTGCTTTACGTCTGGTACCGGATGACACTACCCGCATGCGTAAAATATTTGGAGACAATCGCAAATGAAAGCAACTCAGTTTCGCACCCGCACTGGCCGTATCATCTGGACTGGAGCCGACGGCGGCACTAACAGTCTGTATGATCCGTGCACCAAGGATTTCGATGGAAACCCGTTAAAGCCCAATGACGATGGTTCGCCAGGAGTTTCCTATCGTCTCGGTCTGGCCATCCCGAAGCAGCCCGGCGAAACCCACTGGGCTCAGACTCCTGAAGGGGCCATTATCTGGGCTCAAGGTCACACTGACCACCCTCAGGCGGCTAGCGGTTCCGATTTCTCTTGGAAGGTCCAGGACGGAGACTCCACAGTCAAGACGGCCAAAGCCAAAGTTCGTCCGTGTGACAAGGAAGGGTACCCTGGCCATTGGGTGTTCACACTCAACAGTGGTTTTCCTTTCAAGTTCTGCAACGCTGACGGATCTGCGTATCTGCTCGACAAAGGCGCCGTGAAGTGCGGAGACTACGTACAGGCACTCATCAGTGTCGTCGGCAATACGGGCAAGTCCCCTGGCATCTACCTGAACCACATGGCCATTTCGCTGCAAGGTCTCGGGGACCCCATTACCGGTGGTCCGGACATCAAGTCCGCCGGATTCGGCCAAGGCCCTCAGCCCGCGGGTATGACGCCCGTAGGAAATCGACCGGCCGGTACTCCTCCGCCGGTTCCAGGGTTGCCCCCCGCTGCGCCTGGAGCGGCACCGCCCCCTCCGAATGCTCCTGTTTCGGGCTCTGCGCCGCCTCCGCCGCCAAGCGCACCGGTCCCTCAGCAAGTACCGCAAGTGCCCGTTACGCCCGCCGCCGCCTTCGTGGGCGCACCGCCGGCTCCAGGGGTTGCCCCGCCTCCTCCGCTTCCGGCCGCTCCGATTGGTCCTGTAATGACCCCCAAGGCGGCCGGGCAGTCGTACGCGGCTTTCATCGCGGCCGGATGGACGGATGCGACCTTGCGCGCCAACGGGTATATCATCTGAACGTCTGACAAGTTCGAGCCCGCGCGCCTCGACCTCATGAACGGAGTCAAGGCAGGATGAGCTAGGGGGCTGGCGCGCGGGTTAGAGCTTTGGGGGTTAGATGTTAGCTACGGTCGGTCAGCAATTCTCCGTCATGCACGGAGTTACAACAATACTGCCCGAAGGGGATTTTGAGACCTACAGTGAAGCTGGCTACCAATGGGTTGATGTTCCCGGTTACTGGAAAGAAGTCACCCGCAAACGCAAGGGCGTAATTTTTACTGAACAGGTTTGGGTTGAGCCTACAGTAGCGCTCGAAGGGCTCCGCTACGCAGGCAAAGGTAAGTATGGGCTTACCGTTGTAGGTACGTATAACTACGTTCTGCATCCAACGTTTCGTATCTCTCAGCTCGCCTATAACCTGAAAAACGGTCAAGGTGCACGAATCTGGCGGCCGGGGTTCCCCGATCCCGTAGACCTCTTTAACTGGATTAAATGCTACCGCCCCGGCCAGCCGTTGGATTGTATAGACGGTCTTCTCGAAGCGTGGAACGTATTCTTTGAATCGTGTGTATGGAACCTATATTGCGTCCCTAAACTGGGTTGGCCTCCGTTATATTTGGACCAACAACGTTGTTGCATGGCTAAGTCTACCGTAGCCGGCTACCCGCGGAAATTGGAACAAACTGGACAAGTTCTACGGCTATCCAATCAAAAGGACTCCGAAGGCAAAAGACTCATCAACAAACTGACCGTCCCCAAAGAGCCTACTAAAAAGGATGCGGGCCGGTGTTGGACGCGCGAGACCGCGCCTGAAGACTTCGCCAAATTCGACGCTTACAATATTCAGGACATCATGGCGGAATCTGAGGCAAGCTCCAAGATTCCGGACATGCCAGTACTAGAGATTGAGCGTTGGCTAGTTGACCAGCGGATTAACCATAGGGGCATGCAAATCGACCTCGTATCCGTGGAGAATTGTCTAGCCATCATTGAACAGGCCACAACCAAGTACAATGCTGAGCTTTCCCGGATAACCAACGGTTACGTTGATACCTTCAACAAAGTACAGAAAACCCTGGATTGGTTGAAGACACAGGGAGTATACCTAGACGAGTTAGACGAGGATACCGTTGAAGAAGAACTGACCAAGAATCACACCACTGCAGTCAAGCGTGTGCTTGAGATACGCCGCACACTAAGCTTTGGTAGTGTAAAAAAGCTCAATGGAATGTACCTTCAAACCTGCCCCGATGGCCGTTTGCGGGACATGTTCGCGTTTGCGGCAAACCATACCCACCACTGGGCGGGCCAAGGGCCTCAGGTCATGAACCTGTACAAGGGTAAATTCAACAAGCCGGAACAAGTTGAATTTGCCTTAAGCGTCCTGGCCAGTCGTAATCTGGAATTCGTAGAACAGGTATTCGCGCAAGGTCCTCCATGGGATTCTAAAGACAACAAGCCCATGGAAGCTTTGGATGTCATAGCTAACTGTCTACGGTCTATGATCATTGCCCGTCCAGGCTGTCGTCTGATCACTGCGGACTATAACGCTATTCAAGCTGTGATTACTGCAGCACTGGCGGGAGAGAAGTGGCAGCTCGACGTATTCCACAGTGGAGGTCAAATCTACCTGGAAACCGCCTCTCAGCTTACGGGTAAGCCTGTTCAATACTATATTGACTATCGGGAAGCCAATGGCAAACATCACCCTGACCGTCAACTCTATGGCAAGATCCCCACGCTAGCCAATGGATTCGGAGCCTACATAGGCGGTTGGCGCAGGTTTGACGATGAAGGGATCCTAGGGTCCGACGAGGATGTCAAGAAACTCATTTTCATGACCTGGGCTAAGAATCCCAACATCTGCGAGCTGTGGGGCGGACAGACCCGCAATCGATTCGGTCGGGATAGATTCGGGCGTAGAGCGAATGAGTATCAGGAGTACTATGGGCTCGAAGGTGCAGCAGTGCAAGCCGTAATGAATCCGGGCGTATGCTACCCCTATCGCGGAATACGCTATCAGGTACACAACGACGTGTTGTATTGCATGCCGCCTGGAGGCGGAGCCCCGCTAATCTACCACGAACCTCGTCTGGAGCAGTCAACCCGAGAGTATGCGCGCCCGTGGGAAAAGATTCTGACCTATGTTGGTTGGAACACCCAACAAGCCAAAAAAGGAAGAACCGGCTGGGTGCGAATGGATTTCTACGGCGGCGTTGCTACGCAAAACATCGTTGCCAAGGTACACCGGGAATTTCAAGCCGACACTCTAGTCATGTTGGAAAAAACGGGTATCTACCTACCCGTACATCATGCCCACGATGAGAACGTCACCGAGGTCGAAAATGGCAAGGGCTCTACAGACGAGTATCTGTCTATCGTCAATAGACGAAAAGACTGGGCAATTGACGATTGGGGTAGACCTTGGCCCGTGCGAGCACCTAGCGCAGACGAAACCCACCGATACGGGAAGTGGGAGTGAGCGGGAACAGCTTATCGAGGAACGCAAGAACGGCCTACCCTGTACCCTAGTCTGCGGTGACGGTCTTAGTGGCGGTTCAGCTTTTGAGGTTCGTTGCGTTCGCCCATGGGGCTGCATCGAGGCCGGTGGCTGTTTTTGGCGTCGATTCCATAAACTGTGACGTAGTTCTTGAAAACTGACCAAAGCGTCAGTATACTGGCTTCACTGTCTACGGAGTTCCTTCATGAAGAACGCTAAACAGATTGTCTTGCGCCAATACCCTAAGGCTAAATGCTTCGAGCTGTGGCCGGGCTCTCGTCTGTACCGCGTAACTCTCGATGGTATCCGCCCCACGGTGCCTTCGAAGGAAGAATACGACCAGATAAGTCCCTCTCTTGGATACGGAGCCACAGCTTCGGAAGCGTGGGGAAAAGTAGCAAAAATTCAAACTGTGACGTGATTCTTGAAAACTGACGCCTTGGTCAGTATAGTTGACTCATGGTTAACGGAGCTGCGAACGTGAAACGAATTGGCCCTCAGATGAAAGCTGCAGTAAACTACGTCCTGTCGCATCAGGGTTGCTGCATGCGCCGTGTAGCGGAGCACTTGCACATTGGGGCACGTAAGGGCACAAACAACGCCCTAGGGTATAGCCCTGTACATCGGGCCATTAAAGCCGGGCTCATTCAAGCCGGATACGCTAAGGGCCGGTACGTTCTGACGGTGCAGTCGTGAGCATCTTCGAAACTGAGCCTTGCACACGTTGCGGAGGTTCCGGTAGCTACAGCTACTGCGAACGCTTCGGTACTACCTGCTTCAAATGCCGCGGTAATAAAGTGCAGTTCACCCCACGGGGTAAGGCTGCGTTGGAATACCTGCGCGCCTTGCTGACTTCCAAACCCGCCTCAGAGTTCAAAGTGGGGGAAACTTACAAATTCGGGCGCGATAACCCCCGAACTATAACGAGGCTGATGTATGGTGATAAAGTCAACGGCGTACCCCAGTTGACGTTAGTAAGCGGGGATTACGGTTTAAACGTTAGCTTCGATACTATGTTGCACGTATTTCCCTCGAATGCGGAGCTGAAAGTACTGCAAGACAAGGCGTTGAAGTTCCAAGCAACCCTCACCAAAGCGGGAACCCCCCGTAAAAGAGCCTGACATGGACCCATCCAACCCAGATCAATTGGTGTTTCTTGGGCGGCGCTATCAGGCGCGAATAGACGCTGAGCATTGGGGGATTCTTGACACCCAAACTGGCGCAGACCATCCCCGTCCAGCTTGGTCGAAGGCGGACATCGTGTCCGCGGTGAAGTGGCTGAACGCTTACGAACGCAGGATAGCGTCATGACCAAGGATCAGAGCTGCTTCCTGCCGTGTAAGTGCGGCCATCCAGCGAACGATCACTATGACGACGGCAATGGCGATTTCGCAGCGTGCGACGGCGAAGGGTGCGATTGCAATCACTATAGGACCAACCACGGCGACGTTGACCCGCTCGTCGATAGTTTGGTAAGGAGATTTGGATGAGCGACCGGACCTCAAAAGAGCGTGTATATCGCGAAGCTCTCCAACGGATTATCTCAGGCCAAAGCGACATCGAGACACCGGAAGACCTAGTGCGTTGGATGTGGAGCGTCGCCAATAATGCGATAGCCTGCGCGAATGGCTTGCCGGACGAGACGAAAGCGACTGACACCGATCCGCATATCTGTGGTGAGGATGGCCCGATCACACCGGAGCAATGCGCGCTCTGGCTGGACGCCAAGTATCGCAGACATGGCGAGCTTGAGGACCGCGCCGCCGCCATGTGGCTCAGAAAGCTGTCTGCAAGACACGCTGTGAAACCGATACCGCCTCGCCAAATTACGAAGTCTTGATCCGGTCCAAAATCCGTTGAACGATGTAGGGGGCCCATCGTTCAACTTTACCCGCCGTAAAGATATCTGAATGACCAGACACCCGCGGGAGTGAGATAACCGCCGGTTGTCCGCAATCGATATTCGTAATGTGCGGGTTAGAACCCGAGTAACCGGCGTGCCCCATCTCGCCCCATACCGGATCGCTCAACCCAAGCATTGCAGTCGTCACTGCGGCAACGGTTGCCTCATCCCCGGCGTTAAAGTACACGTCCGCCCACGTGGGTTCAGGCAACGCTATATCGCGTCTCAGTGCCCCATTGATGAAGACCGCGCCGGCCAGCCGAACCCCCTCCCCGTGAATGAGGTCGTACCCAATCGCGCAGCCGTTGCTGTGCCCGATATAGAGGTCCCCCGGCTCGATATAGGGACATAGGGTGCGGACAATGATAGGGTTGGCTATGCGGGTCTCGACGGCGGTAATGAGCCCGTAATCGGGCACACGCACATCGAAGCCGGCTTGCTGCAGGTACGGAACCAGTTTCAGCAAGCCGGCTTTGCCTACCGGATCTAGAATTCCATGGACGACATGAACCCGGCGTGGCTGATACGACATGAACCTACCCCGTGGTGATGGTAAGGGTCACCGTGACGTTGGTTGGAATGTCGGGAACGGTATTGGGGTAAGGTACCGTTTTTGTGGCTGCGGCGGAAAGTCCCGAACACCCAGTGGTATCACAGGCCACCACGTAAACATACAGCGTAGACCCCGACGCTACTGTCAAGGTACCCGTCGCGGTAGTCGCCCCCGCTGCCACTGTCGCCAGTGGAGTTCCGGTCGGCACTGCGGTCAAGGGCGTCGAGCTAGCGAATACCTCGTAGCTCGTGACGGCATTGGCTCCCGTCAAGGGAATCGTGCCATTTGAGCCCGTCGTAGAGGCCGTCCAAGCAACGTTGAGCGAGGCTGAAACTGAAGGGGCTGCAGCCTGAGCAGTCGAAACACTGGCAATCAGGGCCGCCAGTAAGCCCAACAGAATACGCACGAATTAACCTCCGGTATCCGCAATCACTGCGGCGCAGAACGCCGCTACATCAGCCTGAATGTTTTGCACGGTGGCATTGTCCCCATACTTGGTCACTAGCCACGCGTCGAATGCGGTTTCGAGGATCTGAAACGCGGCCATATCTCCAGGTGGAACCCCCGCTTTGACTGCGGCGCCGTTCACCGCCGCAGTAAGGGCGGCAACCGTAGCATTGGCTCCCGAATCCGCCTGAAGCACAGCTTTGGCTACGCTGTTGATTTGAGCCGCACTCACTCCTTTCGATTCGGCGGTTGTTACTGCGACTTCCACGCCGGCCGAAACCACGACGGCCCCCGTAGGAGAACTGAGCCAAGACTGTACGGACGCACATCCGTGGAGCGCAAACAGTACCGGTAGCGCCAGCAATCCCATGACAATCGATTTGGCTACGGTAGAACCCGAAGCCGTTGATGTCGGAAGCTGAGAAATCGATTCGGTAACGGCATCCGCAACGGCAGCGACGATCTTGCCGGCGTTCCCCTGGACAGCCCGCCCGTGGGAAAACGCGGTTGCAATGGCTGTGGCGACAGCGGTGACAAAAGCATATTTCGGCGGAAAGGTATCGGGGGATAGCGTCGATACGATCGTAACTGCCGAGATAACGTACCCTGCGAGGTGCGAAAGGTACGAGCCAAAGACGGCTTTTAACATAGTGTTACTCCAGTGCGGTTTTATGAGGAAACCGCCAGAGTGTACACCCGGAACAAGCGCCGAAGCCAGCCGAGTTCGAATTTCCCTTCCCGAGCATACAGTGAAGCGTACTTCACCCCCACATGGGCGGCGAACTCTTCGGCCAATCTTTGGGTCGGTAAGTAGGGGGACTGCCATGAATCAACAGCGGCGAGTGTATGCGGCCCCATGACTCCGTCAATCGGTACGCCGAGACACTCTTGCAACAATCGCACAGCTTCAGGTTCCCCCATATTAACTGCGCAATTCAACACTAACGGAGCAAGAGTGTTGGGAAGTTCGTCCCCGTGAATCTGTTCCCAGTCGGTGGCCCCATATATCAACGCAGCTTGCGCGGGCGTGAGGTCCTTAACATCAGTTGGCCACGTAGCAAAGTCAGGATGCCCTGTGCTGCGGAATTCGGTTAAAGTGGTTTGCGTGATTCCGTACTTAGTACGGCCACCCGGATCGCCGGCTACGTCCGCGTAACCCCCTTCGAGTTGAATCATCAGCGCAATAGCTTGGTCGCGGTTCATTCGAGCAACTTCTTCAGCGCGTGAGCAACCCCGCCACCACCGATACTACCGCCCACGAGGAGCATCAACCAATGTTTGAGCTTCAAACTCATGCGGTCGGTACGCGCCAGTAGCTTATCCAGCTTTATATCCATTCGTTCGGTACGCTCTTTGAGCGTAGCAACATCACTTTGCGTTGCTTCCTGCGAAGCTTCCAACCGTCCAATGGCGCGACTGGTTTCATCAAGACCCATGTTAAAACTCGATTCTAGCAATTCCATAGTACCGCCCTTTCAACTTGAACTATGCCTGAACGAATGTCAAGGTCTCAGGTACCCGTGCAAATCAGGGAGAATGATCCGTCAGTGGCAGTTCCGCCACTGGCACGCACAAGCACGTTGACGCTGCCCGTACCGCCGATAGTTCCAGGAGTTGTAGCAACCAAAGGCGGAGACGCTCCGTTCACGGTAGACACAGTGCAAACCGCGAAGGTAGAAAAATAACTTGCGGTGAAGTTGATTGTTACGTTCCCCGTAGAGTTAAACGTAATGCTGGATATGCCGCCGCCATTCTGGTTAATGGTACCGGGGGTGTTGGTGGTAAAGACCCCTGATGCGATCTTCGTGGCCGCTCCGGAAGAAGTCGTAAGACAGGTAAGCCCATTGACGAAGCACCCCTGCATGTTGATGGTGCCCACGCCCTTGTCCCCACCCGTGGGGTTGCCCGCTATAACCCCGCCGTCTCCGAACCCCAACAGTACCTGCGTGGTACCGTTGAAGTTATAGAATCGAAAGGCAAAGTCTGAAGAATTTGTACCCGCAAGACTCTGCAGACCCAACGACTGGCCGGTCGTAGATGAAGCTTGGAAATTTACAGTGTTGGTGTTGGCGGCACCGGTAACAGAAAATGCAGTTCCACTGCTAGGCGCGGCGATTGTGACATCACCTGTAGTAGCCCACGACAGGCCAAGAGACGCAGATGGCCCCAATGTTCCGTGACCGTCCCCGAATATTTCCGCATAGGTAGCGGAAGCCGCCTGATTGGTAACCAGTAGGGCGTAGTCGGCGGAAGTGGTGCCCGCCGCAATCCCAAGCCCTTTGGATTGCCCCGATGTGCTGGACGCAGTGAAAGTTGCTACGTTGGAATTGGCTAATCCTGAAGCGGATAACGCAACCCCGGATGCAGGTGCGGCAATAGTCACATTCCCATTGGCGGAATCTGTGAGCGAAGTAGTGCCGCCCGGCGCAAGAATAATTGGACCATTTCCGCCTGAAGTGAAACTTGTAGCAAGAGTAACCCCGTTGGAGCCGGAAGAAGTGTTAGGAGTTATAGAAAAGTTGGCCCCGGCCGTTATCCAGTTCTGAAATCCATCAACGGTAAGCGCCACTCCACTCGTAGGAGTCGCTATAGTGACAGCTCCCTTGAGGGAGCTACCGGCACCATTGACCGTAATCGCGTTGCTGAATGTATGGGTACCAGACCACGTGGGCGAAAATGCTTGGTCAACGGACACTGTGCCAGTTGACACAATCGGGTTAGGGCTTGCAGTTATGCCAGTTCCGGCGGTAATACTCGTTACCGTACCCGTACCGGCGCTGATAGTCTGGCATCCGAAAGTGTGGGTAGACGTTGAGTACGACAACGCTTGAGTTGAGCTACCGCAATTGTTGACACTGACTGCAGCGGGATTTGACGTAGTTCCTTGCCCCTGTAGCAAGGTATCCGCAGCCATAGCCGCAACTGCGGTTACTGCGCTTGTTCCCTGCCCCAGTAGTACCCCATGGTTAGTGAGAGACCCTATCCCCGTACCGCCTTGTGCCACTGTCACAAGAGCATTGTCCGTGAGAACATTTGCCGACGCATTAGGGAAAGTGAAAGTTTTCAGCGACGTTGCAGGGCCAGTAATACTGAAAAAACCATTACTGGTGCCGCCATTGGTGCCGAGTAAAATGCTGGAACTGGAAACGCCACCATTCGCGGTAGAGCCCAAGTTAATCGGGGGTATGTCAGCAGAAACTAAAGCTCGAAAGGTCGGCTGGGCTGCAACACCCGTAGTAGGTCCCATGAATCCGGTGTTAGCCGACTGAGTAGTTAATGTCTGAGTAATAACCCCCGAAGTAGTCACCGGAGTACTTCCGATAGTGTATATGGGAGTTGTGGAGGTATCACTAAACCCCACGCTGGTGACGCTACCCGTTGACGGGACTGCGCAATTGCCGTTCAACAATGGCACGTTGGTAGATGTACCGCAGTTTGTGCCCACCCACAGGGCCGCTATGTCCGCCGAGACTGCAGCCGTATCCTGATAGGTAGAGCCCGTGTTTTTCTGAATGCCGTTGGCGGGTCCGTAGTACTGGAATACCTGAGCTGAAGTAGCAGTGGCAAACAACGATAAAACAAGGGCAAGTAGTTTTTTCATATCTGTACCCAACGAGCAAGAGTCGAGTTGTATTGAATAGTGAAGGTCGAGTATTGAATTGGTAGACCTATGGAAACCGTTTGCATCCGATTTGCCGCCGTACTAGAACCCGACGAACCCGTGAAGTTGACCGCGTTGGCCGAACTGTCCGACTTACGGAAAGTGATTTTCTGCCCATCACGTTGCGCAACGAATCCCGTATAAGTAATCGATCCACCTGTAGCGTCTACATCAATGACATAGTCGCTTGGTCCGGGTAGAACAACGTTGTTGACCCCCGTTAAAGCCGCGGACGAATATAGCGGCGTAGAGCTTATCCAACCCGCACCTCCGGTGTCTGGGTCGGTCATGTTGGCATCTACGGCGGAGGTCCAAAACGCTAGCGGATTCGCAGCCTGTTGAATCCGGGAGCCTTTCGCATAGCCGCCCATTGCAGTCTGTAGCGTGGCGTCGTAGACCGGATACTGGCCCGCGGCAAAATAAGCAGCCCACGAGCTAATGACGAATAGTATACCGTTCATGTCAATGCCGAACGGGGGCACGCCACCCGAGGGTTGCATGTTGAGCGGCACAAATCCATCCGTCAAAGATGCCGCACCATTTATCGTCGGAATCTGAGAGGCCACAGGAAACGGTGCAGTTTTACCGCCCGGTACCGGGGCAGCTTGCGTGCACGAGGGGGCCGAATTTGCGAAGGGCTCAACAAGACGCGGAGGTAAGAGTTGACCTGACATGTCTTTATCGTCCTGTAGCTCGCCAGTTGATTGTCACTGCATTCGCACCGGGAGCGTCGTCATTAATTTGAAAACTGTTCAACCCTTTGGACCCCGCCACAATCCAGGTATCCCAACCGATAGTTGCCGCCTCTTCAGAAAATTCCACAGTCTGAATTGCGGCAGGAAATGACCTACCATAAGAGATAAGGTGGGCCCCCGTATGTGTGGTATAGCTGAACGTACCCCATTGTACGATTGACCCATCAGGATTCTGACGCCACCACGGGCCGGCTCCGGTCAGGTTAGAACTTGGATTGACAAACTGTGTATTGGCTATCTGTGTGTTACTGGCGCCCGATGCTGCTGTAGGGGCCGTAGGAGTACCCGTCAAAGCCGCATTGTTCAGGAACGTAGCGACCCACTGTTGGACAACACTATAAGGCACTTGACCGTTAGTTACTTGACCCCCCATGGCCTGAAGTAACAGAAAGCTTTCAAAATTGGTGAGGGTATTCTGACGTAATGTGCCATCCCCGTTGTTAGTTATAACTGTAGCTGGCGGAGAGTTATCCACGCCGCCGGACATGTTAAAGAATGTCGCCAGCACAAAACCCAGGTTTGATCTCTGTACTACCGTGCTGGGGGTGGGGGCCACACTGATGGTAAACCCTAGAGGCGAAGCTGTAGGATAGATATTCCCATCCCCGATACTGTAGACCCCCGTGGGTGCCCCAAGTCCGCCTTGAGGGACCTGTACTCCCACGGAGCCGCTAGCGGCGGTCAAGACGGTGGTAGTAAAGGCTCCGGTAGTAGCGTTTACTATCAGCCATTCCTGGGTATTCTGAGGTAACTGTACAGACAGGTTAGAAACCAAGACCCCAGTTAAGATGATAACGTTGTATTTGGACTCATTCGCTGTCAGAGCTACTACGCCACCCGTTACCGCCTTTGTAGTTTTGCCGTATGAGGCCAAAGGTATCCAACCCGCACCTCCGGTATCCGGATTATTTGTGTTGCCATTGGTCGTACACATCCAAATGCCAGTACCATCGGCCATTCCAAGAATGGACCCCGCAAGATACCCGCCAATAGCCGAGGCCAACGCCGAATCAAACTGGTAAAGCTGTCCGCACTCCACATATAGCGTATGGGACGAAATCAGGAACAGAAACCCGTTCATGTCCTGACCGAATGGCGGCAGACCTCCTGCCACTTCACTTTGCATCGTGTTGGCCGGAAAACCCGCTTGAATCGAGGCAAAATTAGCCCCCGGCGGAGCATCCGGCATAGGCTCCGTCTTATCGCCCGGACTCGTACCCGCGGGGGCAGAGTTTGCGATAGCTTCTAACAATACTTGCGGGATAGGTGCGCCCATGTATCAACTCGCGGGGGGTAAATAGAACACGCCGCCATTGAACGGCTTGACTGCGGAACCTTGTTCCTCGAATCCGAAATATATCCCTTGCGGAACAACCGATATGCCCACGAGGACCCCGGCGGGGTGGGGAATCACTCCACTGAATGCAAGAATAGCATACTCGATGCTTGACAACGCAAACTCAAAAACGTAGGACATGCGCATGCCGCCGGCCGACGAATTGGATTTCCCGCCGTCCTGGGTAAACGCACGACCTCTACCGGGGAAAAGATTCCGTATTAGCTGATTCAGCGCCGGGGCTGTCGTAGCGGAAATATTGGCCAAAGCCTTGGTCAGGATGAGCGTACGGTAGGAATCATCGTTTAGCGTATATCCCCCCGTGGTGGATTCCCCGGCAAAGAATGGCCCTCCTACTCCCGGAGCATCTATGCTACCGAAGTTTTGCCAATCAGGAGGCGTATCTGAATTGTCGAAACCAAATCGTCCCGTTGAGCCGGGAATGGGAACAGTCCGAGACACCCCCACGATACGCCCCCAGATATCCAGCCCGAATCCTACAGCGGTGTTGACATTCCATACATAATTGTAGAACGCAATCATGTTAACCCGAGGGTCCATGTATTGGTTCATGTTTTCGATAAGCTGCAGCAGTGTCGGACTGTTGGCGTACTGACTGCAAAGGGTTTTACGGGTATCCAACATAGGCTTAGATCAGATTCACCACGATATTGCCTATCACAGGGGCTTGGTCAATACCAATTTGCTGAGCTGTGCCGCCGGCCCCTACGATGGCCTCGGGTGCGCCTACGGTAGCCGTAGCATTTTCACTCATCTGATACGTTCCTACGCCCCCCGGCGTACCTGTGAGCTGTCTCACGATAGTGGTGCCCGCCGGTATGTCCGTTCCGGTAATTACCGTGCCAGGGCTTAAGGAACCGGTTGTTACAGTTGTAACAGTCAGAGTTTCCGTCCCGCCCACGAGTGTGCCTTGACCGGTGAATGCAGAGCCCAGAAAAATCGATAGAACCTGTACCGGCACACTTGGACCTTCGCATGTTGCAACTGCGCCGTAGAACGCCGCGGCGAGTAGCAGAGACCCTATGCGAACCCGTTGACCGCTGGTAACGGGAATGATGCCGTTCCCAATGGGTGTATTTGTAACACCATTGAATTGTTGGGTGATAGCTGCCTGCACATCACTGACAATCGTACTAGGGAGAGCCGAACTATTTACGATGTTGACAATAAAGTTGTACGCCGTAGCCGTAGGTACATTGAACGTAATCGGATAGGTGGGAAACGGAAAACTGTATCCGCTCGTATCGGTGACGACAACAGTTGTGTTGCCGTTCATGTTGGAGCCTTCGTTCTTTTTCGTCCAGATAGCCTGAGCAATGTCTGCCGCAGCACCGCCCACGACGGCTACATAAAGGGAGTGCCCGACTAACGTGTAGTTAGTTGACCCTACTGTAATAGGGTTGTCTGTAACGTTTTGCGTAGCGTACAGATCAATGACCCCCGGCACTTTGAACACCGCGCCATAAATAGCGGGCAAGGAACCGTTACCGTTGGCTGCAACAGTATTTTGCCTACGGAACTCGAAAGCAGCGGGAGTTTCAACATTCGATCCGGGTACCCCGTCAAGAGGATTGTTTACCGTCTCCCAACCCGGAATAGACTGATAAATCGCGGTTACGGTGTTGGCCGGACACGCAATAGGACCAACAACGATATTGGCAAACGATAGGGTTATCGAGCCCCCTACCGGTATGGTGCCCGATTGCGTGCAAACATAAATGTTGCCACTCGTGTCCCGAGCTTGGGCACCCGCGGGGATGGGCGTCCCCAGATCGCCTCCGCAAACAAGTTGCACCGCCGTGGGCGTACCGGGTTCGCGGTCTAAGAAATAGATTCGGCCAATAGCATCCTGCATGAACCCCGTCGAGTTATCGGGGTCTACTTGGTCCACGAACTCGGCGAACACGTCATAATTATTCGAGATTATCGCGGCATAGGAGGCCGCTTGCTGTATCTGCGGGGGAGCCCCGCCCGGCTGTGCCTGCGTGCCGAAATTAAGACGGTTGCCAAAAGCGGCATTGATATCAGTCTGTACCCCCGCGAGCACGGCAGACTGTGGCGGCTTTACAAGGCCCGTGGGCGTGAATTGAAGCGGGGGTACTGAAGTGTCACTCATAACGAAACCGCGCCCGTATTGCCGTCTGAATCAACGAACTGGACCTGTCCGGCGACGTGGCGAGTAGCCGGGTCAAAAGACTCTATCACGGCTACGGCCGAGACTACACCCGGCACGGTTAACGCCGATTGTACCAGATACTCCTGCACCACCGATAACGGAGGCGTTTTCCCCAAAATCTGACCCGTATTGCCGTTCAAATTGAGATACGGAATCCCCTGAGATGTGTCGTACCAAAGCTCCCCTTTGATGAGGCGGCATGCGCTTGAGACATCCTGGGCAAGCGCGTAGGGCTCATCCGTGACAGCCCAATTGCCTGACGCATCTACAGTGTAGTCCCACGTTGAAACGTCCAGTAGAATGGTCTTCATATAACTTGCCCTGAGTCGTCCACGACGGGGGAGCCGCTGACATTATAGGTGCCGGGGCTATGCGTATGCTGCAGGAATACTCGACTGTCTACGGTTGTGTGACCGTCTCCGATGTTAACCGTACCCGTCAGACCAATGTCTATTTCGGGGGCCGTTAAAGTGATCTTGGTTGGAGAGGTGATGACGATACCATCAGTATCCGAAAACCGTATGCTTTGAGTGGGCGTAACCCCTAAAGGGACATTCATCGTAAACACGCCGTCCGCCCAATCAAACATGCGGAGGGAACCTGGGTTTGCCGGACCTTCGTTAGCTACTACGTTAGAAATATCACGCGAGCAGAACACCATAAGACCTAAGTCGCCGGCTTTGGGGTCCATGATGAT